TGACCCGCCACCTCACCCGCGAGATCACGGAGGCCAAGGCCAAGATTCCTGACCGCCTTTCCAACCTGGAAGCAGCCCTGAAGACCACCATCGACAAGGCCGACTCCTTCTTCGCCAACGCCGAGACCAAGATCCTCGACCAGGGGAAGAAGAACGCCGCCCAGGACGCCGAAATCACCAGACTCGTGAAGGAACTGACCTTCCTGCAGCAGCAGTGGCTGGATGTGCGCATCTACCTGAGCCGAAACATCTTTTACCGGCTCCTCCACCGCCTCCCCCTGCCGGGCTCCGAGCCAGCAGGACCAGGCACTTAGGGAGCCGGTGCCTCGGAATGCGAAAGAAAAGACGCCTCTCTGGCCAGAGAATCAAGCAGTCGCTGGAAAAGCTCAACGCAGAGCGTGAATTCCTTAGATCGCAGCACCCACAGACGAAAACCAGCCCTCCCAAGCCGCCACCGAAGGTCGAGGACGCGGGGAAGGGCTAGGTTTGGCGGCGATTGCTTGGTTGGCGAGCGCCCTCGTTGCCGACTTCTCCTCTGGTGGTGTTGTTGAAGCGCATTCTGACGGGGTCGAACATGGCGGTGAGGGTTCCGAGCGGGCCTTGGCGCTGTTTCCGGTCATAGATCAGGGTGCGCGGGCTCTCTCGGTCAGGCCGGTAGAGCATGAGCACGGTATCGGCGTCGTTTTCGATGGCCCCGCTCTCTCTGAGGTCTTGGAGGTGGGGCTCGCGGTGCTCATCGACGTGCTTGCGGGACAGCTGGGCGCAGACGAGCATGGGGACTCTCAGGTAACGGGCGGTGAGCTTGAGGTCGCGGGAGATTTCTGCGACCTCCTGCTCGCGGCTGCGGTTCCTGGTTGTCGGTTTGACGATCTGCAGGTAGTCCACGACCACGAGGTCTAGCCCGTGCCGCAGCTGGACGAGTCTCGACCTCGCCCTGATCTCCATGGGCGTGAGGCCGGGCGAGTCATCCACCCACAGGGGGAGCCCGGCGAGGTCACGGCTGGCCCAGCTCAGCCTGTCCTGAGCGGAGCTGTCGAGGGTGGTGCCGCGCTCGATTGCGGTCATGTAGAAGCCGGTGCGCTCGGACAGCTCCCGCGTTGCCAGCTCCTCACGGCTCATCTCCGGGGAGAAGTAGACGACGGTCCCGCCTGCCCGCGCCACGTTGTCGGCAATCTGCAGGGCCAGCGACGACTTCCCGCTGGAGGTGGCACCGGCCAGGACGATGAGCTGCCCGTGGCGCATGAAGACCAGGTTGTCGAGCGCCTCGATCCCGGTCCTGACCACGACGCTCTTCGCCTCGCCAGCCGCAACGGCAATGGCGTCGGAAACAACCCCGCTCGCCACGTCCCCGATCCGCACCATGTCGGACGCCCTGGCCCCCGAGAGTTCGATCAGCCCAGACGAGAGCCCGTCGATCAGATCGTCGGTGCTGGTGGACGAGTGGCGGGGATCGGCATCACGGACCAGTAGCGCCAGCCCCCGGCGGATCGCCAGGTCGCGCACCTTCTCCGCGTAGTAGCGGACGTTCGCGACATCCGGCACCGCCTCCTCAGCCTCACTCAGAAGAGCCGTGATCCCACCAGCAAGCTCCCCAGCTTCCCTCATGGCCCTGCCGAGCAGGAGAGTGTCAACCGGCCTGCCCTCCTCCACGAACCACTCCATGTACTCGAAGATCGCCCGGTGCGCCTCGACGTAGAAGTCCGTGGGCTTCAGGAGGTCAACCGCCTCCAGGAGCGCCACCTTGTCCCGCAACGCCGCACCCAACACCGCCTTCTCCATCTCCAGGTCGTGATCCTCCCACTCAGTCGCCATCTTGCCCTCCAGCCAGCCTGTCGAACGTCTCGTTGAAAGAAGCCAGCGGATCAACGGCCTTCAGATCGTCGTTCCACTGCTCGTTCCGTAACCAGGTCGCCGGGTTCGGAATGTACTGCCTGTCCGTCTGCCTGTCCGTCCAGCTGCGCTTGTGCTCCTCCAGCTTCGCCAAGAGCGCCGACAACGGAGGCCGCTCCCCGTTCTTCTGCCCCCACGCCTTCTGCGCGTCCGCCTTCTTCACCTTCTTCGGATACGCCAGGTAGAAGACCTCGAAGTCTGGGTCTTCCTCCGGGGGCTTCCTCGGCTTCTTCTTGGACCCCTGTGGACTGTCCAAGACCGGGCTGGACTTGTCTTGGACATCCCTCTGCTTCTGGCGTCCCCTGTAGCGAGCCACGGCTTCCCGGATCTGCTGTCTCCGCAGGTCAGGATCTGGACCCCGTTGGTGCGTGTGCCAATTCAGAATCTTGTAGGAGAACTCCTTAATGCGCTCAAGCCGCCTGCCCTCAAAGTCCTTGGTCCTGGATTTCGGATCTGGCTCACAGAACATGGCGATGGCAGACTCGACCTCCTCCGCCGTGACACCCCCACCAATCGCAGCCGCAGTGAGGATTGGATTGATCTCTACTACGCCAGTCGCCCAGTCCGCCTGAATGAGAACGTGAACCCAGACGCATTGCACGACCGGCCCGGTCCCACAAAGTGACCCCGTGAATGTGCTCCGCTTGAACTTCAGATAGGTGTCGCTGGACATGAGGATCACCTCACATCACCGGATGGCTCGGGCTGAAGATCCTCTCTCCCAATCCCCGTCAACCACCCCCACGTCTCACCGCGTAGAATCATCCAGACAGCCCCCGGCGTGACCCCAGCCGCTCTTGCCAATGAGGCGACGGTGTACCCCTCGTCATAGAGGTGAAGAATCTTCAGCACGTCATCTTCCACGAGCTTTGACTTCGGGTGAGAAGACCCACGGCAGAATCCGCCAACCTTGGTTTTCGAGAGTTCCTTCACATCAATCATCTGCACACCTCCATCTGTTCGTTCAGAACGATAGTAGATAAGCTCCGGCTTGTCAAGCGCTAGGTCAGGAGCCGAAGGCGACGGCCAAGATTGCGATGGAAGAATACGTCTCCCGTCTTCCGTCTTCCGTCTTCTTGGGCTTACGGCGGATTACAGTAATCGTGTAATCTGATTACATGATTACAGATGATTACATCTTACTCACCACTGCTCACCGCTGCTAACGGATGCTAACGGACGCTAACGAGTCGGGCTAACATCCTATATCGGCATCCATCCAGCTTGACGTCGGCATGCCGACATACCACTCCGGTGGGTTACACCGGTTACTCCTGCGTTACTCGTGCGTTACACCTGGTTACAGCCCACCTGCAAAGGCCCCCCACCCCAGAATTCGTTTCGCCAGGTTTTTCCACCACGATTAAGGGCAAACGGTGGGGCGTCTCGCGGAAGCGCCCCCGCCCCCGTGCCTCTGCGCACCCGCGCCGCCCCGCCCCTGGAGGCCCGCTGGGCGGCTCGCATGGGCCGTTGCCGCTGCTCAGCGCGTTTTTAACTCCTTGTAACACAAGGAGTTACGGGGCCAGTGTCCGATAATCCTCATTATGTCAACCTGCCCCGAAGGGGCCATCGCGTGTGTATGTGCAGGCCGTCGTGCGATGCAACGCCCGTGACGGCCAGTGAGCGCACACGGCGAAAGGCCGAACGCTATCCCTAGTAACCCTATGGGGTTACTAGTCGTGACATGCCATTTTGGCACTTCACTCCCTACGGGAGTGCCATTTTGGCACTAGTGTTTGACACCCCAACCCTGTGCGGATCTGCGCGTGGTTGGCATGCGGGAGGCGGCAGCTCTGACCCCTCTCTCGGAGGAGGAGTCTTACGACTCCTCCGAAAGAGAGGGGTCAGGAGGTGCAGCATGTCGAGTTTGGCGGAAGTGGCTGGCGTCGTGGCGTCCGATCCCGAGTTCATGACCCCGTGCGAGGAGCTGTGCGCAGTTCTGCGCGGGGCTCTGGCGAGGGGTAGGGTATTCGCCAAAATGCTCCATGGCGTTCCGCGGGCGGTGGAATGCGTGGAACTGCGCGTGGGAGACGGCGAAGCGTACCGGATCAGGGTCATGGAAACTCGGCGCGGGGATCTGCGCGTGGAGTTGGAGATCGACGGCGTCATTGCGAGGGGACGGCTTGACTGGGTTTGACACCGCACGCGGCCACCTTTGGTGGCTCCTGCGTGGTGTCCATGGCTGGGAGGTGCAGTTGGGGCTGGCCACCCCGTCTCTCACCTGCACCTCCGAGACTTCGTCGAGGAGGTGCAGGATGAGAGACGAGGGTAGGGTCCGGCGAATTCGGGAGCCGTTCAACCCAGTGCTCACGGCAGAAGCGGAGCTTCTGCTCCTGCAGGCTGGGTTGCTCGACCCCGATTTCGAGGACGATCCGCTGCCAGGCGAAGCCTGGCTGCGGAGGATGGAGTATGACGGCCCGCCGCAGTTCTCTCCGGAGGAGAGAATCGAGCGGATCTTCGACCCGATTCGCATAGCGAATCACTACCGAAGCTGCGTAGCAGCTTCAGGCCCTAGGAGGGTCAACATGGCCAAGGCGGACATCGACCAGATCGCGGAGCAGCTTGCTGCTCTCACCACCATCGTCGGCAACATGGTCAAGGCGCAGTTCTCCGCGCCGACCCCGACCCCGCAGGAGCAGCCGAAGGCTGCCGCGCCGGTCGCCGCTCCGGTCACGATCCCGGCGCCGGCCACGGCGTCGAAGCCCAAGCGGACCACGCGCAAGGCTTCGCCTCCCGCGCCGTCCGTGAAGCAGGCCGTCGCCGTCAAGGACGGCGTCATCACGATCCTCTTGACGAAAGTCAAGGCGACCCAAAACTCCCTGGTCATCCGGGAGACTGTCAACGGCGTGCCGTTGAACGTCGAGGCGACCGGCTATGCCGGTGGCTTCGTGGGAGACATGCACGTCCGCCGCGAGCTGCTCGACGCCTTCGGGGTTGCCAAGGGCAACGGCAAGAAGCTGGACGGCCCGGATCTCTTCGAGATCACCATCCGCCCCGTCTCGCGGTAGCTCTGCTACCGCTCCTCCTCCCTGCCCGGTGGGGCTTCGCCCCGCCGGGCTTTTTTCATGTCTCCGCACACGGAGGTGCGCATGTCCGCTCCCATCACGCTCAAGGCCGAGTCGGCACAGATTCTTCTCGACCATGTCGGCGTCCCCGTAGGGGACGCGATCCGCAACGTCCAGACATTGATGCCCGGTGGAGCGAAGCTCCACTACCGGATGCCGCAGCGGACATGGCTGCTCTATGGCTACAGCCATGACGGCCAGGACGTTCGCCGCTGTGCGGCGATCATCGCCTTCGCCATGCCTGACAAGGGAGCGGCCCGATGCTGAGCGGCAGAGCCGCTCACTCGACCGTGAAGGGAGCAGCCTACCTGCTAGCAGGAACGCTGCTCCTGTCCTCGGCATGGCTGATGCTGGCCGTGCTATTCGCGGCGTTCTGATGCCGAAGGCATGGCGGATCGTCATGCTCTGGCTCGGCATCGCCGTGCTGTTCATTGTCGCCAGCCTATAAGCTAGCACAGCGGGGGAGGGGCTTCGGCCCCTCTCCTCTCCTCTCTCCCTCACTTTGTGAGGAGAGAGGAGAGGAGAGAGGAGGTGCGGCATGGCAGGCAAGCGAGGGACTGCGGCGGCTCGCAATGGCAGGAACGAGCGGCTGTTGCGGGCCGAGGCCCGCGCCATGGCAGAGGGGCTTCCGCTCCCGCTGTTGCGGCGCAAGGTCGCAGACATGATCTTCATGCGCTACGACCCGGCCATTGTGCAGGAGTACCAGAACGTGCTGAGCGAGCGGGAATCTCGAAGGGACGGATGAACCGAAGGGACGGATGACCCGAAGGGACGGATCGAAGGAGGTGCGGCATGAGCATCGGGCTGGCGGTATGGAAGATGGCTGGCGTGCAACCTGGGGCTCAGCTCCCGGCCTGCGCATGGCCTGGCGGCTACAACATCCGCTACATCACGGAGGATGGGGACTCGATCTGCGCCGAGTGTGTCAACAAAGTGTGGGAGTTCAGGCATGAGAGGAGCGACCCGCAGTGGAACATCGTGGCATGCGATGTCTACTGGGAGGGTCCGCCCGAGTGGTGCCATCACTGTGGCGTCGAGATGCCGAGCGAGTATGGCGACCCTGACTTCGAGGAATTGGAGGAGGTGTTCGATGAGGATTGACCAGGTTAAGGTTGGTGTCCAGGACGTGCGGCTGTGCGATGACGGCACCATGGACACGGTGGTCGAGTGGTGGTGCGAGGCATGCCAGACATGGCACGAGATCAGGTACGACGGCGAGGTGTCGGTCGAGTACAGGGATGAGCAGACTGGGGCGCTGAATGTCAAGGCATTCGCTGAGGATGTGGTGGTCCCGGACATTGACAACGAGCCAGCGCATTGGATCGAGAAGATCGGGGAGCGGCACCTGATGTACTCGATGCCTCACATGATGAGGCACGACATCTGCGAGGCATGCCTGAAGGACAGGCCCGATGACAAGGAGGAGCCGGGCGACGGAGAGTTCGACTGGCTGGACTACTTCCTTGACGATGGCACTCCCACCTTCCATGCCTGGGAGGTGTACAGCAAGGCGCTGCCGATGGATGCCGAGCCATTGCGAGTGACGCTGTGTCCCGAGTGCGCCGAGCGAATGGCTGACGGCGTGACTCAGCTGTTCGTCAACGTCTACCTGGAGGACCAGGCATACGGTGGCCCGGAGGAGGGCGGCTGGTGGTACACGGTGGGCAGCATCGAGCGAGTGTACCCCGTGTCATGCCTGAAGGATGCGTACATGCTGGCGCGATTCCTGGAGGACGGCGAGTTTAGCAACGAGGGTCGGCCATCCATGTACCACACGAACAGCGACGGCGAGTACAGGGTACGCATCCAGCTCCAGCCTGGGCAGGGATACCCGTCGAGGAGGCCCCACTATGAGTGAAGGCATCACCATCACCGTGCCGAACGTGGACGTTGACCTGCTCAGGGAGCAGAGGGATGCGCTGCTTGAGATGCGCCTGACCAGGGAGAGCGACGAATGGCTGGCCGTGACCGGCGTGATCCATCTGCTCGATGCCATGCTCGACGTGGCAGAGGGCGAGCGGGAGGAGGTTGAGTGTCCTCGCTGCCATCGCATCGACACGGGGGCCTATGCCAAGACGCACATCGCAGATCATGGCTACTGCCATGAATGCCTGAGCGACTGGAAGTACGGCGAGCAATCGGAGTGAGGCATGGAGGGGAGGCGACGGCCTTCCCTTCTCCTCTTCGCTCATCACTTTGTGAGAGCGAAGAGGAGAAGGGAAAGGAGGAGCGATGAGTCACAACGCCAAGTGGGAAGCGGAGCAGGCGAAGCGGCTGATCGGTTACACCATCATCGGCACGACGCTGACTCCTGGCACGGAGTCCTTCGGACTGGTCATCGAGAAGGGAGGGATCAAGGCTGTGGTTGTGTGGGTGGACAGCGACGAGGAAGGCAACGACTGTGGGCATCTCTCGATACCGAGGCTGCCAGGAGAGGAGGAGCCATGAGCATCCGACTGTCTGAGAAGTACGGCGTCAATCCATCGCTCGGTGTCTGCTTCTGGTGCGGGCAGGACGATGGCACGGTCCTGCTCATGGGTAGGATGGATCGAGGCGGACTCCATGACATCGAGGCACCACGCCATGCCTGCGTTACCTACGAGCCATGTGCCAAGTGCCAGTCAGGCATGGACCTGGGCATCACCATCATCGAGGCGAGCGAGGAGCCGACCTACAAGGGACAGCCAGCCATGCAGAGGGGCGTCTATCCGACCGGCACCTACTGTGTGCTGACTGAGGATGCGATCAAGCGGCTCATCATCACGCCCGAATTCCTGGAGCAGGTGCTCGCCAAGAGGGTGGCGTTCATGGACAGCCACACCTACCACACGCTGTTCGACGAAGTGATCTCTCGCAAGAAGGAGGCATCGAATGAGTGAGGCATTGCTGGCGAAGATCGACGATGCCATCGCTGAGATGCAGCAGATGCTCGGCATGGCGAACGAACCGACGGCACCGCAGGTGGTGGAGCATGAGGAGGAGGAGCAGAGCCAAGGCGTCCGCTTCGCAGACTTCAAGCGCAACAAGTGGAAGGCGTGGACTCAGGACGGGAACGCTGCCCCGGCTGGCAGCGGGTGGTACACAGACGGCACCATCCTGCTCAAGGCATCGGCACTGCAACGCAAGCCTCCGTACAAGAGCATGACTGAAGGAGCGGCGAACGGCAAGGTCAGGCTCGAAGGCATCGAACGCATCTTCAACAGCGCGAAGAACGACAAGTCGGAACTGTGGCGTGGCACCAGGGATGAGTTGGTCAACGTCTGCGTTGGCAAGGCGGTGTCCGTGCTGCTCATGTCCCCTGGCATGATCGACCCGCCCGTTCCCATCGACCCGAGCAAGGCGAAGCTGATCGAGTACCTCATCCCTGGTGTGGAGTATTGGTGCAAGCGACACGACGTGACTGCACCCATCCAGCTCCAGGTCGAGGGTGAGCTGGTCGGGCTGCTCATGCCGCTGCGAGTGGCGGACGCTGCGCCCAAGGACTATGACACGGTCGCCGTCGTGAAGGCTGCATACCAAGGGAGGGTGACGTGACACCGAAGCAGGAGATGCGGGACTGCGTGAGGCGGATCAAGGTTGCGATCCTGAACATCGAGGAGGCATTCAGCGAGGGGCTCGGGCTCACTGAGGACAACTGCTCAGACATCATCATCGAAGCTGAGGAGATCGAGCAGCTCGCCATCAAGATTGTCAACGTCGCCGCCGATGCGGAGCAGGAGCTGGTGGAGGAGCGGATGCTCGCCAAGGAAGGAGGTGACTGATGCTCACCCTCACTTTCCATTCCGACCCCGGCCATGGCTGGCTCCAAGTGGACCGGCGCATGATGGAGACCTACGGCGTGAGGCCGTCGTGCTTCAGCTACGTGGATGGCAACAGCGTGTTCCTCGAAGAGGACTGCGATGCTGCCCTGTTCATCGACGCACTGAAGGAGCGAGGCATCGAGTTCAACATCAGGAACGTCGATCATGGCAGCGACTGCTTCATCCGCAGGCTGCGGAACTGGGGATGAGCGACGAGGGGAGGAGGCCGACTCCTCCCCTCTCCTCTGCCCCTCACTTTGTGAGGGCAGAGGAGAGGGGAGAGACCATGCTGAACATGCCGGAGAGAGTGCGGCGACAGTTGCGGAAGCTGTTCGACTCGCTGACCAGTGGCCAGCCGCAATACTACCAGCGTGAGTACCGCCCCATGCAGGGCAAGCACCGATGGATTCTGTACCGGCAGGGAGTGATCGTTGCCACAGTCTGGGCAGACTGGGACAAGAAGGGCAACCTCAGCTTCCTGAAGATGACGCCTGGCCCAGGCATGAAGAAGGAGGAGCAGGATGTGTGACGTTCGGGTCGAGAACGAGGGGTCGATCATCGTGTTCGAGGCGCAGAACGAGGACGCACTGCGAGTGATGGACGAGACGCTGGCGACGGAGGGATGGCAGTGGATGGGGCGCTACCGGCTCTGCGTCGATCATCGCATGGCAGCTGGCGTCGCTCAGGTTCTGCTGAACGAAGGGCTGGAGGTAGAGTGATGAGCCATCCGCAGGTTCGCGATCACCTCTACGCACTGATGACCATCGAGGTGATGAAGCTCGGCCAGCCAACGCACTACAAGGAAGACTTCACTCGGCATGACAAGGCATCCGTACATGGGATGGATGACGACGAGACATTCTTCTGGGTTGTGAGGGAGTGCGGCACTCACATCTTCAACGACTGGAGCAACATGAAGTGTGTGCTCCGCACCTTCTCGGATGTCGTCGCCCTGTTCACATGCAAGACTGGCAACAGCTGCTTCTCGCCGGAGGTGAACCGCATCCCGTACCTCTGGATGGATCGAGAGAACTCAGTGTGATTCGTTCTGCCTCGCATGGGAGAGGGTCACTGCACCTCCGCTCTCTCCCACTGCGAGGCAGACTGAATCCCATGGAGGTGAGGCATGAGAGCAGACCTGGAGCTGGCGATGTTCAGCGAGTGCTTCCCGTGCAACCCGATCCCTTTCGCTCAGGGGCTGGCCGACTATGTGAGGGAGCAGAAGCGAGGGGATGCAATCAAGGACGACACGGCGAAGCGCATCCTCTGGATTCTGATGGGCCAGGCGTTCGGACAGATGGCAACCATCGATCTGTGTGATCTGTGGGACGAGCAGTTCAAGAAGGCGAAGGCCGAAGGCAAGGAGGTGTGACATGACGCTCTGGGTGATAACGAAGGCCAACAGTGGGAAGAGTGGGACGAGGGCCGAGTCGATTCAGGAAGCCTACTTCTACCTCGGTCGAGTCGCCGGTCGGATGGAGAAGGAACTGGGCGTGTACCTGGCGATCAGCGACATGCCTGACGCCTTCTTCGACAACACCTACTGCACCCTCTACCCCGAAGGGAAAGATCCCATCGGGGATGCGGTCGCATGGATCACGTCGAGGGGGGTGTGACATGGCTGCTTCGCTCTACGTCTACACGTTCGAGGATGGGGACGGCAACTCGTTCGGGTCGTGGTCAACGTCTGACTACGAGGAGGCGAAGGGATATGCCATGGAGAATCGGTACAGGGTCATAGCCAATCGCTACGATTGGGCCGACTCTGAGGTAGTGAACGACTTCACACCTGACGAGGACGAGGAGGAGTAGCCATGAGCGTTTTCTGTGAAGGCTGCGGCGCAGACCTGGGAGAGCCCGGCCATGACATCCACCAGAACGACGACGGCGAGTACCTGTGCGATGGCTGCTGGGATGACGAGCAGGCAGACATGGACAGGGAAGAGTTCTATCCAGAGAGCGAGGACGACTACATGATCGACGGCGTCGGGTTCGCTGATCCTGGCGGGCGCTCCGCTCTGCGAGCAGCGACCAAGGACAATCCTCGCAACCTGCCATGTCCGACGTGCGGCAGGGAGAACATGCTCACGCCGTTGGACAGGGCGCATGCGTATTGCTGCGACATCTGCGCTGACGCTGCCGAGGGCAGGGGTGGCTACGGAGAGGGAGAATACTGATGCCTGACTGCGTCGGATGCGGGTTCTGTTGCATGCAGGCACCGTGCTGCTTCGGGGCAGCGGACGAGTCCGGTAGATGCCTGGCCCTGCATTGGGACGGGCAGCAGTACCGCTGCCTGCTTGCTGACATCCCGCTGGTGTACGAGGGCATGGCGATGGGCGAAGGCTGCTGCTCATCGCTCAACACATGGCGCAAGGACGTGAAGGAAAGAGGGTGACAAGATGTCGAGATTCTACGGTGAGCTGTGGGGCAAGGCCAGGACGACGGCGACCAGGGAAGGGACGGAGAAGTCTGGGCTGGAGGCGCATCTCCGTGGCTGGAAAGTCGGAGTGCGCGTCTACCTCGACGTGGATGACGAAGGGAGGGACAGGATACGCATCTATCGCACTGGCGGGAGCACCGACCCGGCGAGCATGGGGGCTCCGTTGGTCGAGGTGTCGGGAGAAGGAGGCAAGCCATGATCGAGTGGGACAAGGTGAAGACCATCGAGGACTTCAAGAAGGTGGACCCTCTCATGCTGGAGAAACTGAGTGAGCACATCGTCCGCAACCACTGCATGAACGGGGCGCTGGAGCACGTCCTGTTCGGCACACCGATGGGCCACTTCCTGACCTACCTGTTTGAGAACGATCTCGTCCGTGCCTACGGCCAGGCCGACGACTCGAACACCAAGCACATGCGGGAGTGGGCAGCATGGTTGTTCAACTCTGCACCTTCCGACTGCTGGGGCAGCGAGGAGAAGGTGCTCGACTGGCAGAGCCGGGGCGGGCTGGTCGGCTGGATGCGGGAGCAGATGAAGAGGGAGGAACCATGACCAACGCCACGACCGCACGGCAGCTGGCGCAGACGGTGGCATGGGAGCTGCCCATAGAGAAGGTCATCGACATGATGATCGGACTCCTCGCCACCATGTTTCTCGACAACCCGGACCTCTTCCAGCAGTACATGCGGGCCTACTCCGTGGAGTACCGCAGGGATTGGAAGGAGGCCGAGCGACAGGCGATGGTGGGTGCTGAGGATGCGAGGAAGGGAGGCCCCATCCCTTCGACAGGGACGCCGAGGCAGCGCAAGCACGGGGCCAGAACGGAGTACCAATGACGGACTACATCGAGCTTCCACGCATCATGTACTGGAGCGCACTCAACAAGGCGCAGCCGACGCTGACCATCAACGACAACGAGCAGAACCCTCGTGACCTGCACTGGGCATGGAGGAAGAGCCCGAAGGGGACGTTCGGCATCGAGTTTGGGTTGGAGCTTCGAGGCGTCGCACACTACGGGGACAAGAACATCACGCTCAAGAGCGAGCTGCTCAACCGGAGCCCGAGGTACCTGGTCAACGGCAAGCTCTGGCACACCGGAGACAGCTTCGACATGGGAGAGCACAACCTGTTCAAAATGGCATGCCACAGCCCGACCGAAACCGTCTACCAGCTGAAGAAATACCCGTTTTGCGTCATCATGGTGAGGCCCCAGCCCGAGGACGAGGTGGTGCCGGAGTCCACCTGGGAGGCATGGGAGCTGGCGAAGAAAGAGGAGGACGCATGACGACGAAGCTCGCAGTCTACGGCATGAGCGTGGTGGACTGGCTGAGGAGTACGCAGACTGCGGCTGGAGTGGATCTCAGCTGTGTGATGCTGCTACCTGACCCGGATGAGCCGGAGGATTGCTTCTTCCTGATCGTCACCAACGAGGACATGGGAGAGGAGGACATGAAGGCCCGGCACTGCCAGTGCATGGCGGCGATGGCCCTGACCCTGGCCAAGATGACGGACAAGAAGACGGTGATGGACTGCGTAAGCAGGGCGTTCGCCATGGCAGACAGCTGCATCGTCTGTGACAATGCGTTCGACAAGCTCGACCGGATGCCGTCATGAGCAGGCGCATGCACAACCTGCTCTCACTCATCGGCATCCTCGGGGCAGCCGCACTGTTCCTCTTCCTCTCGATGATATGAAAAGACAGCGCAAGATCAAGAGCGTCTGCCACCCTCGGGTGGCGAGCCTCCACCAGAGAAACAGGGAGCTGCAGGCTACGCTGTTCGCCCTCGTTGGCGAGTGCCAGGATCTGGCGCTGGCGGCTGGCCTCTACACCTACAAGTGGGACGACTACCCGCCAGCCTTGCGCAAGGCCCGCAAGCTGCTCGGTCTCCCGTACCGTGGGCCGGTCGGAGACCTGGACATCGACCCTCTCATCGAAGAGACGATCACCATGCACGACAAGGGCATCGTGTAACCCAGGTGCTAGGCACCCTATCATCAACCCGCGTACATGGCGCAGGGCTGAAGCTCGCGCCTCCGACGTGGACGGGTACGTGCGCAGCTACAGGGGAGTCCTAGCCTCCCCTTCTTTGCGCTAAGATGGCACCATGACCAAGGCATGGGACCAGCGAATCAGCGTCGAGGACTACCGGATGGCCGTCGGTCTGGCCCCTACCTCCATGCCAGACAAGCCAAGGCGAACGGACGGATCAGACCGCAAGAAGAAGCTGGCCCTCCTCGTCTTCATCGAGGAGGCGCGGCGAGAGTTCGGCGTTGCCTTCGGCGGGACGTGGAAGGAAGGGTCGGACATCGACAGCCGGGTGATGTACCTGGAGTACCCCGCAATCCCAGGGCGGAAATTCAGGTTCGACCTGGCCATCCCGCAACTCCACATCCTGATCGACATCCAAGGCGGCAAAGGCTGCATGCGAACAGGCCCGGATGGGAAGCTCAGCTACGGCGGAGCGCACCACTCCATCGAGGGCAGACGTAGGGACATGGAAAAGAACAACCTCGCCAGGATCGCAGGCTTTGATGTGATTGAGTGTGAGTGGTGCGATGTCGAATCAGGACAGCTGCTTGCCTGGCTGAAACAACTCCGTGCTGGCCGCTTGGACCAAGGCTAACAACGGGCAACGCCGATGGGAGGCCAGCACTTTTCACCTCCTTTCGCTGGACATTCTGTACTCCAGTGTGCTAGACTCTCCGCATGGATCAACTCATCACCTGCAACATCGACAAGATCCTGGCTCGAAACAAGGTGATTGGGCGTAGGCCCTATCTAATCAAGCACTTACAGGATGCAACCGGGCTTACTGTTCAAGGGCTCTTGAACCTGCGCTCCGGCTTCTCAGAGCCGAGGATCAGCACCGCCTTCAGGATAGCCTGGGCATTGCGGACCAACGTCGAGGCCATCTGGCCTCCTGGGCAGTTCGATGGCAGACCAGAGTGAATGGACTCGGATGTGGCCGAAGAGAGCCGGGCTGTACTGGTTCTACGGCTACCCCATCAACAAGGAGGTGGACGGGTTCCCCCGCCTTCTCCTCGTCAACGTCGAGTACATAGGGTCGCTCGGCATCAGAGCCAGGACGCTGCGCACCACGCTCAAGGGGGAGACTGGATGCACCGGCTATTGGCTCCCGATCAACGTCCCTGATCTTCCAACCACGACTGACAGAAAGGAGCTGTGACATGGTAGAGGAGCGAGACTACGAGAGGGCGTGCGTCTATCTGGCAGAGGCCACCCAGCTGATCCAGCGTGCCGCCAAGCTCACCATGTGGGCGAAGGCACTCATCGAGGGGACGGGCGGGAAGCCCGCCCAGGAGGATGGCAGGCCGGGAATCCTCGGGGACATCCCGATGGTGAAGGGCTCCGACATGGCTGGTGACGGCGGAAACGAGGTCGGCAAGCTCAACATCCATGACTCCATCCTGAAGGGAGACGATGCGTGACCCAACCGCACAGCGAAGACTGGCACGAAAGAAGGCGGGCCGGGATTGGCGGGTCGGAGTGGGGGGACGTGCTCGGGCTCGACCCCTACGGCTGCGCCCGCAGGCTCTGGTATGAGAAGCGAGGGACAGAGCTGGACTTTCCCCGCCGCTACACCGGGGCTATGAAGCGAGGCCACAAGCTGGAAGCTCTTGTGGCTGAGGAAGTTACCGAGCGTTACGGCTTCAAGTTCAGGCGCAAGCTGAAGATCAAGAGCCAGTACGCCATGCCTGCGTGGTGGATCGGCAACCTCGACCGGGTTGTGCAGAAGGGAGCCGTGCCTGGTAAGGAAGGCCCCGGCGTGGCCGAGTTCAAGACCAAGGGGCCGTTCCCATTCCAGAAGCTGCTGAAGACCGGCATCCCTGATGTCGAGAAGCTCCAGGTCCAGCACTACATCGGGCTCACCGGCTTCAGCTGGGGCCTGTACGCCTGCCTGGAGCCGGTCAGCTGGCGGCTGTTCGTCCAGTTCGTGGACCAAGACAACGAGGCGCTGGCCCTCATGCTCAAGGTTGGCGAGCAGTTCATGCGTGAGGTGGAGGAGGGGCCTGCCCCATTCAAACTGATGTCCTCGGACAGGCGGTGCCAGACCTGCGAGTTTCGCTGGACATGCCACGGCGAGGCTCTCGTGGATGCGACCATCGCCTCGGAGACGGAGGAGATCGAAGATCCGTACCTTGCCAAGCTGATCGAGGAGCGGGACGAGATCCAGGAGGCCAACAAGGAAGGCGAGGAATCCCTCGATGACAACACCCGCAAGATCAAGGAGCACCTCGGGGAGCACCGGAAGGTGAGGGTTGGGGACCGGCCTATCGTTTGGAAGCTATCGACACGCAAGTCATTCGACAGCAAGAAGTTGGAGGCAGAGAAGCCAGACATCTATGAGCAGTACGTGAACGAGACGAGCTACGAATACTTCAGGGTTTTCTAGGAAAGGAGGCACACCATGCCGAGAGCGAAGAAAGAGACAGCGGTGGCGAAGTGGAAGAAGGACCGAACCATCGTGGCCCTGTACCTCAACGAGATCGAGATGGCGATGTTGCATGACCTGCAGGCGCACATGCAGTCCAAGCTGCGGGACGCCAACATCGTCGTCCCACCCATCAGTCAGTCCGCAGTGCTGAAGACGGCCCTGGCCAACCTCTTTGAGAAGGAGCTGGGCAAATGAACGACGAGATCAGAACAGCGAGTCCCATCACCATCTTCGAGGATGGGGAGGTGCAGCAGGACAGCCAGGCTGCGGCCATCACCAGGATCGAGGAGAGCCGGGCCGTGCAGGAAGCGCAGGCCCAGTTCATCGTGGCCAAGCGCTTCCCGAGGGACGAGATCCGGGCAGAGCAGAAGATCGTCGAAGCCTGCAAGCGGCAGTCACTGGCTCAGGTGGCTGAGTACAGCTACAGCAGGGGCGGGGCGTCCGTGCGTGGCGCATCCATCAGGCTGGCCGAGACCATGGCCAGGCACTGGGGCAACATCCGCTTTGGATTCAGGGAGTTGTCGCAGGGCGCTGGGGTCTCCGAGGTCCAGGCATACGCCATCGACATGGAGACCAACACCCTGCAGGAGCGGGTCTTCCACGTCAAGCACATCCGCTACTCCAAGAGCGGCGGCATGCAGCGCCTGACCGATCCCCGTGACATCTACGAGATGATCGCCAACCTGGCAGCCAGGCGCATCCGGGCGTGCATCCTGTCCCTGATTCCCGGCGACGTGCAGGAGGGAGCCCTCGCCCAGTGCGAGGAGACCCTCAAGGGTGGCGGGGGCAAGCCCTTGAAGGATCGCATCAAGACCATGCTCGCCAAGTTCAAGGAGCTGGAGGTGAGCCAGGAAATGATCGAGGCCCGCTACCGCAAGAAGGCCGAGGCCATCGACGAGATCCAGCTCATCGACCTGACCCGCATCTTCAACTCCTTGCGGGATGGCATGTCCAGCATCGAAGACTACTTCTCAGATGAGAATCAGTCTGCGAAAGAGACCCTCAAAAAGCGCACCAGGAAGCCCTCAGAACCGTCGGCCAAGCAGCCGCCCTCTACCACTGCCTCGGCCCCAGGCGAGGAGACAGGCGGCAAAGCAAACGGGAAGCGCACGCCTGAAGACTCCCCCCTATTCGGAGAGCAGTCCGGAGGCATCGCCTCGTCGTCGCTGATGGAGGGAGACCAGTACACAGCCTTCTGGCAGGCCCTGCTCCAGCAGGCCATCCGGTGTGGGAAGGAGGAGGACTTCGCGGTCAGGGTGATGGAGCGCCTGGCCTCCGGGCATGGCGGAATGGACGGCCCCGGCTCCATCAAGAGCGAGAGCGACAGGGCCAAGTTCCTGAAGGACTGGGCAGACATGGTGAAGCAGTGGGAAGCTGCCAGCAAGAAGGCCGTGGTAGACTGATCTCGCCTTCTTTCCAACGTCTTGCTGTGCAGCCAGCGAGACAAAGGCCCCCGGATTCCGGGGGCCTTTCGTTGTCTGTCCGGTAGAGGTCAGCTGTCGCCGTTGCTCTGCTGGTTCAGCTGCGAGAGCATCGCCTCGCTCTTGGCTTGGCTGCCCCGGCTCGACCCGAGCCAGAAGTTGAACGCTTGGTTCACCCAGCCGAGCGCCCCGCCGATCACCATGAAGCACAAGTTCTGGGCAAACTCGTTGTCGCCAAACCAGTCGTGCTGCCAGAGGATCAGCGCCATCATCCCGAAGAAGACGATGAGGCTCAGGTAGGTCAGCACCGAGGGGGTCGCCTCCCTCTGCGCGATGTGCATCCCCCGTGCGCTCTGCACATCTTCGAGATAGAGGTCTTGCTCTTGCAGATCGAGCTTCTTCATCTCGACCACAAACTGCTGCTCTGCGATCTTGAGCAGGTGCAACTTCTCCAGGTCGCCGCTCGCCATGACCTCGGAGATCTGATCCAGAGTGCCGGGGTCGTTGGGGTCGCCGTCGATCTTCAGCACGCCCATCAAGATTTGGACCGCCGCCGCACCAATCGGCCCTCCCCCGGCTAACCCAGCCGCCAGTGTGGGAGCAATCTTCTTGACCGTCCCGAACCACGGGGTCTTGTTGACCTTCTTGAAAAACTCGGTGAGCTTCGACATTCAATCCTCCTACTAGGCTGCCGCTTGAGAGCGTTTGAAGGATGGCCGTCCACAATACCAGCGCAGAACTACACGGGGAACCTCGTAGACCTTCCCCTTGTTGCGAGCTTGCTTCCTGTACGTAGCCCATCGGCAGTTCTCTGGTGAGTAGTCTCCGTCAGGGTCGATGCGGTCAATTGAATAGCCAAGTGGCCGCTCCCCCATGTCAGCAATGAAGTTCTTCAAACCATCGTCCCCTTGCCAACGCTCGCAGACGCAGATGCCACGGTCGAAGTAGTGCTTGCGTTCGCGCTCTCTGGCCCGGTCGGAGCAGCGGGCAAGCATGCCGCGCCATATTCTGTAAAGCGGATGGCTGCTCAGCCCATGGGTGGTAGTTGCTTCCGCTGCCGCCTTGAGATTTGCCTTGAGGATAGGCCACCCAAGAGCCTCCTGTCTTGCCAGGGTCTTCTTCAGCGCCTCTCGCTGTGCCGCATAACCATTGGCCTTGTTGCGTGCGTTGACCCTCTTCATGGTTTCTCTGGCGGCTGCTTTTTGCCGCTCACTCATGGGTCACTTCCCCTTATGCTTGAAGTGCTCGACCTGCTGGAGCCGCTTCTTCGCAGCCTCCCTGGTCTTGTAGGGGCCACCGAGGTTCTTGCCCTTCTCGCTCACCACATGGTAGCCATCCTTCTTCTTGCGGATCATGGCGTCTCCTCTCCTCGACTTCGTCCAAGAGCTGGATCATCGCCCGCATCACGCGGCGGCGGTCCAGCTCGCGGCGGGAGGTCACGGCTGGCCACCCCACGAGAAAGGCGGCACATAGCCGGGCGGTAGCGGCTTCGTTGCCCATGCGCTCCCAGCCTTGTCCGGCTCACCCAGCTTGCGATAGAGCTGCTGAAGTTCGTCAGTCACGGCCTTCAGCCATGGCCACGGCTTCATGTAGCCATGCACCATCTCTCCGCAGCTCCTCCACAGCCAGAAGCGGCAGAAGCGGTGCGTCAGCTTCACGCACTCAGCCGGGGTGATGGTGCCGAGACCGCCGACATCGGAGTCTTCATCCTCGGTGCGGTAGACCCCGGTCATCAGGGAGATCATCTTGTCGGTGCTGTTCGTGAGCGATGGGTAGTCGTGCCACTCACCCATGAACGGGCCGGGCAAGATCATCGCATAGGCGGCATCGTCACCGAGAGCCTCACCCTGCTTGCGCATCTCCTCAGCCCACCACTGCCAGTTGTAGTTGCACTCCATCAGCGGCTGGAACTCCAGCGAGAGCAGCGTGTCGATGGTCAAGGCAGCGTCGATGTAGAACGCGCCCCTATGGTAGACGTACTTGCGCTCAGCAATGTTCATCCCCACCTTGCGGTAAGTCTCGCTGAGCTTGCTGAGCAGGTCGTTGTAGGCGTAGAAGTAGGGCAGATACTCGGGCGGATCAGTTGCCATGGTGCCTCCTCCTATGGGGCGGTCGAAGACCATTGTGAAGTACCACCATCCTCGAACCCATCATCGAAAATGGTGTTGGCGAAGTCCCAGTCGCATCCCGTCGGATGGCCCTCAGCCCGGATGGTTGCAGTGGAGTCCCCCTCAAAGTGGATCGGGCCGAGCCTCACCACGTAGGGGACGCCCGGCGTAGCCTCGTGCGCGTAATTCACCCGCACCTCGACCAGATCGTTGCCCTTGAACACGGGCGTCTCGCAGACGATGGGCCACGTTGGGGTTGGAGTTAGCGTTGGGGTAACCGTCGGCGTCGGTGTCCTGGTAGGTGTTGGAGTGCGGGTTGGGGTGCGGGTTATGGTGGGAGTGCGCGTCGGGGTGCGCGTTGGCGTCCGCGTCCGGGTCGGAGTGCGGGTTGGTGTGGGTGTGGAGGTTGACCAGATTGAGGTTGGGGTTGGCGTGATCGCCTCAGCCACCCATGGCAGCAGGAGTGGAAACGCCGCCAGCATTAGCTTGAGCCGCATCGGTGCGATCCTATCACTCCTCTTCCTCGAACGTCTCCCCAAGCTCCTTCCACTTCGCCCACCTGGACTTTGCCCAGGTTTTGAACTTCTTGATGTCCGGCTCCACCTTGTAGCCCTGCTCGATCATCAGCTTCTGCAACTCTGAGTAGCTGATATGACCCCAGTTCTCCTTCATGTACTTGACCGCTATGTGTTCGCCGGTCCCCTCGTAGGTTGGCTTCGCCTTCGACTCCCAGGGCTTCAGCCTGTCAAACTTCCCGGTGATGATTGCCATCGCCTCGTCGTCGCCGATGGGCGCTCGCTTCTTCGAGCCAGCCGCCTGCAGTTTCAGAGATAGCTGAACATCATCAATCTCGCTGGTAGCTGGTAGCGACCTGAAGGCGCGGACTAGCTCGTGGGCCTTCATTAGATCACGCGCCAGTTCCTTGCGCCCGGAGATGGAGCGAGCGATGTCCTCCTGCGTGGCGACACCCTTGTCCACCTCAGCCCGGCGCTGCGCCCCGGCGTTGTACTTGTCAGTGTGGATGTCCTCTGAGATGGGGGCTATCTGATAGGCGAGCAGTCTGCCAAGGTCGTCCTTGTCGTAGTGGTAGGTGCGGACGAACCTGGTGAACTTCTGCCGCACATCATGCAGCGACTTGGGCGCGATCATGCTGCCAGGCTGTGCCTTCTGCCCGAGCTTCTGCCGCTTCACGTAGTCGTGGGTGTACTGGATGGTCGGGCCGAGCTGGCCGGTCATCACGTTGATGAGAAAGTGGGAGATGCGCTCCTTCGCAATCTTGCCCTCGTCTTTGTTCGGGTGGTGAGCTATACGGGAACCGATCAGCTCTCCAATGCCCTCACGGTCTACGTCGAACGCTGTGTCCAGCCCAGTCCACAGCTCCAGCTGCTCCTCCAGGTACATGCCTGGCCCGAGGTTCTGCGCCATGTTGGCGAGCAGCGCCTTCCAGAACGGGGTGCCGCCCTCCATGGAAGTCTGCAGCGCACCGGAGATCCACTCCTCCACCGGGAAGGCGGTGTTGCCATTCATGGCGGTGTAGCTGAGTTCTACCGAGCCGTCCTCGTACTCCGTCTTCCAGGCCAGCGCGTTCATGTTCTTGTCGTAGTCGGGCCAGAACTTTCGGAAGTTGACCATCTCCTCGTTCGTCAGCGGGGTGCGCTTGACGACCTTCTTCTCCTTGTCCTCGTCGTCGTGCGGGAAGAAGTAGCCGAGGATCTCGTCCGCCATCTTGCCAGCGCCCTCGGTCTGGGATGCAAACTTGGCCCAGGCATCGGTGAGCAGTGGTCGGAACGCCGTGTTGTAGAGCCAGTTGCCGCCACCGAGAGCGGAGAGCGGGAGGAGCCTGGCGCTGATGAAGCCGACCAGGGGCCGGAGGTTGATCTCCTTGTTTGGCATCACTGGGTCGCCCTTGAAGGCGTGCGTGATGGCTGTGTGCGCTCCGTTCGCCAGCATCCTGCCGCTGTCGTAGGTGTAGCCGACGTAGTCGGCACCAGGCACCAGGGCTACGGTGTCCAACGCCTTCGGCCCACGGTGCCGGTTCTGGTAGTGCAGGGCCACCCACTCCCTGGCCCCAGCCTTCGCCTTCTCGGTTGGCACCCCGGCCTTCTCGTACTCTTCGAGGTGGGTCTTGTAGGCGGCGTACTTCACCGGGAAGTCGATCAGTGCGTATGCCTCCATCGCATGCTGGAGGAAGTTTCTGATCTTGCCGGTGAGCCCGAAGGGAGAGAACAGCGGGCTCTCGATGATGGCCTTCACGCCCTGCGACAGGGACTGCGCTTTGTGCGAGTAGTACCCCTCCTTCGCTGCCTCCGCCACTTTCTCCATGGCCCAGACGTTCTTCTGCCCCGGCCTGACCCCGTAAAGCGTGATGTCCGGCCCGATGTTGGCGAGCGGATTGGCCTTCCATGCGATGGCGATGCCCTCTGTGAGGTGGCCCCAGAAACTCCCGTAGTACACATCGCCGCAACTCAGCGCCTGGCCGAAGACTGAGGTTGCCCCGTTCCTGCCAATCGTCTTGGCCCACAGCAGCTTCGTTGCCCGCATCCCAGCCTGCGGCCCGAGCCAGAGGATGGAGGCGATCTTCGATGCCAGACTGCTGCTCGGGATCTTGGACTCAAGCGCCTTCGCTATGCCTGGCGTCACCCACTTGCCAGCCATGGGGCCGTAGCGCAGCTTGTCACGGCGGTTGGTCTCGCTCCCAAGCTGGACCGAATGTGTCCCACTGCGACGGCTCGTCCACCACCCGGCGTTCCCGCCCTCCTGGAACAGCTTTTCCATCATCACCATGTTGGCGAGGATGTTCTGCTGCACTTCGACCGTGGTTGGCTCGCGATAGGTCGGGTCCGTCACCTCGCCGTACAGCTTGCGGAACGCCTCGTTCAGCTTGCGGTGGATGAAGTTCGCAGTCCCGACTCCGCTCGTGGTCTCCGGCCCGACCGGGTCTTGCTGGAGGTAGGAGTTGACCGCCTTGAGCGCCACGTCGTGGATCTCGCCCAGGTCGATGATCGCCTGGTAGGTGTTGTTCGGCCCACGCTGGATGCTGCGCACGAGGTCCGCCAGCTGCATGTAGTGATTGCGCAGGCTTCGGATCGAGCCTTGCCTGCTGGCCGACAGGTTGGCGAGCAGGGTGTCGTCACCAGTCTCCAGGTAGGCTGCGATATCCACCGGCTGGCGGATGCCCCGCAGATCACCGGCCCTGCGCATGACCTGGTTGATCTCCTCCACCAGGTCGTCCTCCATGATCTGGCGAGCATTCTGGAAGTCGGCGTCGTTCGGGATGAAGTAGTCACCGAGCAACCACCGCTGGTAGAAGCGGGTCTGGTAGTAGACCTGCTCCTCGATGATCTCCTTCAATTGAGGGCTCATGCCTCGCCAGCTTGCTATCGCCTGCTGCCAGTCGAGGTGCTCCTGGTGAATCCCCTCCAAGGCACGGATGAGCGGGTTGTCCATCGGCACGTCGAGCCGAAGCGCCAGGTCACTCGGCGTCATCGCGCCTTCCGTCACCATCTTGATGGCTTCGCGGACCTGACCCTCATCATGTCCGTCCCGCTTGAGGTTGTTGATGACGTTCGTGAGCCTGGCCTGCATCGTTCGGCTATCGAGCCGGGCATGCTCACGGGCGTACTCCCGAGCTTCGAGCAGCCGCGCTACCCCCTTCGGGATGTCCCCGCCATGGATGTTGAACTGGTCACGTAAGAACCGCATGGCCTTCGCCCGGAGCGGGCTCTCCCAACCCTCAGGCCCCTTGCGGAAGATGCGGTGGAGGAAGCGGTCGGCCAGCGTGCGGTCAGCCCCGAGCCTGGGCAGCCCGGCCAGATCACGGAGACCCTGCCCCCGCGTGACAGTGGGGGCCGTGCCGGGAGCGGCTGGTGCTGGCTGGGCTGCTGGCGCAGCTGGTGCAGCGGGGGCTGCTGGCGCAGCCGGTGGAGTGGCCGCGCCTCGGGTCGCCCAGCCGGGGCCGACCGGGGGGGTTGGTATCCCTCTGCCAGACGCGCCAACCATCAAGGCCGGGATGTGTCCCGCCCTACCCATCTGTCCCTCCGTGGCAAATCCACCGCCCAGCGATGATGCCGTGGCAGTAGGAGCGTCCAGGAAGTAGACATCGGTGATGAGTCCGGTTCTGTAGTAGGTTCCGAGGACATCCAGAAGTTCCTCGTCCATGTTGCTCATGCCGACAACGATAGCGCCGTGCGCACCGAGGGGGCGAGCTATCCCACGGATCGTTCCGGCCAATGCGTCAGCCTGCGACTCCGCCGCCATGGTGTCGCCTGACCAGTCCGCAGCGAGCGGCTCAAAGCTGAACGCCTCTCTCCTGAATGGCGTGGCGTACAGAGTCTCCTCGACGTTCTGACCATCCTTGATTACGAAGGCGGTGAAGACGACCCAGAGCTGCTCGTCATTCATCCCGGCCTCTTCCAGATCCTTCACGATCTCCCCGAGCGTGAGCCCTCTGTCCTCATAGAAGTCATTGGCTTCGTCTTCATCAGCGAAGGTCAGCGGCGACCCGTCTTCTTTGACAGTCGGAGCTAGCGTGTAACCTTCGACCGCAACTCCGAAGCCAGGCCCCTTGCCCTGCTTTGGAGGAACTCGCTCGACTGAAGCCCGCAAGTCGTAAGAGACGACAAGCGGTCGGAGGCGATTGAGCTTCTCCGTGGTGGACATGGTGTCCTGCAGGCCAGCCATCTGAGAAATGTCACCAGGGATGTACTGCCCGACGCGGTCGTTGATGAGCACATGGCCGATGAGGAGATCGCCGAGCAGATTGTCGTGAACGTGGATCGTTGCTGAGATGTCTGGAGAAGACATCAGGTTATTCGTCTCCGAGTGCGGGTGGTTGTGGACGAAGTAAACCCCTGAAGCGCCGAGTCGCTTGGCTTTCTTGCGGATGTCATCCGCCCACTTCTTCCCGATGCCCCTATACAGATCAGCGGCCTTGTCACCCTGCCGCGCCCGCTTGGCATCGCTCGGGTATGGGATCAGGGGCGCTCCTCCTGGGGCTCGTATGGTCTGCAATTCATGGTCCATGATGACGCCGTTGGCGTCAACGTAGACGATGCGCAGCGTCTCCCACCTGTTGTCACGCAGCACCTGGGCCAGCTCGGCCAGCTTCAGGTAACGGGCCGCGCCGTCCTTCTCCAGCTCCTGCCCGATCAGTGAGACGCCCCCATCCTCGACGAGAGCGTCAGAGATCAGCTTCGCAGCCCTGATGCGCCGGGCGTTCAGCTTCCGGTAGAGCGCCCAGTGCGGGCCGGTCATGTCCATCATGGCTTCATGCGCTGCCACCTTAGCGGTCGGGCCGAGCATCTCGGACTCGTTGATCGCATCCAGCCGGTCCTCGATCCTGGCCAGAACGTCAGCCATCTCCTTCTGGAGTTGCGCAAACCTGGTGCGAAGGAACTCTGGGCTCGGGCGCTCCAGCGGGACCGGGGCTCGTGGACCGCGCCGTCGATCAGCAGGAGTCGGCGTCAGACGCACGGGCGGTACTGGCGGAACTTCCTGTCCTGGCCTGCCAATCTCCAACCCCCTGACCTGCGCCGGATTGAGCGGCTCAGTGAAAGGCTGCGCCTCCTGAACAGGCCCGGTCTTCCCATACTGCGCATCGAACCGCAGCTTGCGAGCCCTGACCTCGTAGGCGTGGATGACGGCCTCGTCCCTCTGCCCTTCCGCAACCTTCCGCAAGTAGACGACCATGACGTTTGAGAGATCGGACTCCCGCTCTGCGTTCTCGATGGCGCGAACGAAGCGACGGGAGGTCTTGCCCTTCGGCTTCGGCGGGGCCTTCATCGTCGGCGCTGCCTGCTGAGGAGCGGACGGCTTGCGAGTGTTGTGCTTCTTGCCCTTCTTCTTGGCTGGCTTCTTGGGGGCCTCTTCAGCAACCTCCGGCTCGGGGGCTGCCTCGACGGCAGGCTCCGGGGCAGGGGCTGGCTCGACAGCTGGCGCTGCCGCACGCTTGCCGCGACCCTTCCGCTTGGGAGCAGGCGGCTGCGACTTCGTCACGTCAGCCATGCGCTGGTCGAACATCCGCTGCGCCATGTCGTCGGGGAGGTTGTCTGGCATCTGCTCGCGGACAGCCTCGACTGCCTCCGGCGTCTTCGCGGCGTTCAGCTTCCTCTCCCAGAACGACTTCGCCCTGTTGATCTTGCGGCGTGCTCGCTTGCCAAGACGCGGCTGCGCCGTGGTTGTGGTCGTGAAGTCGGTCGGCGCGACCGTCTCCGTCACAGTAGGAGCGGGCGGAGCACCCTCCTCAGCGGGTTCTGTTTCTTGCTCTGGTTGGACCACCTCTGAGACCGCCGCCGCCGCCTCTTCGGAAGGTGTCTCCGCCCTCTGTTCTGTTACTTCTTCAGGGGCAGGGCCGAGCGCCTCCTCGACCATGCCTGTCATCTCACCGTGAAGCGTCATCCATCGGTCGTGGAAGTAGTCGAGCAGCTTGGGGTCATAGCGCCCCTGCTGCCCACGCTTCGGGGCGAGCATGTACTCCTCTCGCAGTAGCTCCACTTCCTGCAGCGTCTGCGCTTCAGCAGCGAGCTGCCTCCATTGCGAGTTCTTCAGCTTGCGCGGGTTGGCCAGGCGCTGCTCTCTCTCGTTTACCCTGGCCGCAGTCTGGCGGGCGTCTTCGATCAGGCTGTTGACGATGTTCTCCGGCACAACCCTGGCGAGCTGCGGATCGTCAGCCGCCCTCTGCGCCCACGCCGCCTGCTCCGGCATCCCGTTCTGCTCAAAGACCCGAGCCGCCCAGCGCAGCGAGCCCTGCGTGATCCGGTCCAGGTTGGCGGACAGCTGCGGCGTCATGTCTGGAGTGACACGATCCATGATGTAGGCGTGCGCATCCTCGATGAACCGCACCCGCTCGCGAGCAGCCGCTTCGTCTTCCGTCTCTTCGAGGGAGTCGATGATCTCTGTCTCCTGCAGGGCGTCGATCTCTTCCTGCAAGGCCGTGTTGCGCTTCGAGCCGGGCTTCGTCCTCCCGATCTCCTGGATGAGCTCGTCCAGCTTCGCCCGTGCTGCACGAGCCCGCGCCTCACGCTCAGCCTGCAGATTCAGGTGGGCCTGGAGCGCCTCGCCGTATTGGTCGGCCAGTGCCTGCATGTCAGCCAGGCCCTGCCCTAGCGTGTCGTCGCTGTGGAGCTTGGCGAGGATGTCAGCGGCAGCCTGCTCCGACTCCCGCTTGCGCTCCCCGGCAATCACGAGCCTGGGTGGGAGGGCGAGCCGTGCTCTGGCACCCTCAACCAGCCCTTGGGCTTGCATGCTTGCGCGAGCTGCAGCTCGGCGCTGCTCCGCCTCTGCCGCCAGGCGCTCGTCCTGCACCCGCCCCGGCACAACCACTGGGCCAGCAGGCAGCGGCTCTGGCGCTGTCAGTGACTCGCCGGTCGGCCCCAGCACCTCCGGCCTTGGGGCGGGCTGCGCGTTCATCTCCGTGAGCGCCTGGTCCCAGGCTCGGCGGGTGATGTTCTGCTCGATGGCTGGGGTGACGCGCTCCTCCCCGAACTGCTCGACAAACCGCGCCCGCATCTGCGCCATCAGTTCGGTGGTGCGATCCCGAACCTGGGCCTGGTCCTCCGGCCCGAGCGCATTCATCCGCTCGTTGAGCTGGACTTCGGGCTCCTCGGCCCCCCTGGCCCTGGCCCGCTCCCGGTAGGCGTCGATCTCAGCCTGGGCCTGCGTCGCATCCTCGGCAGTCACCTGCTCGCGGTACGCCGCCTGCTCTGCAGCGGCCCTGGCCCGGCCCGCTTCCATCGCCTCCGGCCCGAGCGCTGCCCCTGGGATTGAGGGGGCGCGGACACCCTGAGCCTCCTCCGTGTCGATGATGAGCTGGCCCTGCCCGGTCGGCCTCATGCTGGCCCTGGCAACAGCATCCACCTCGGCTGGGTCAATTGGCAGAGGCTGACGCGCCCGGATGTCCTGCCTTATCATCGCCGGGCCGGAGACAGCGAGCGGGGTGAAGAACCCAGTGACCCCGGACTCGGCTGCCTCTGGCGCTGTCTTCTTGACAAACTCCAGAGCAGTCTCGAAGTCCATCTTCATGGTGGGGTCTTCTGCAATGGCTATGGCCAGCGCCTCTGGGAATGTCTGCGCAACTTCAGTCAGAGCCTCTTGACTCATGTCCTTGAGTAGCTCTTTGCCACTCGCCATCTTCACGAGCGCCCTGCTGATGACGCTGCGCGGGACGCCAGCATCTATCAGGCGCTTCGACATCCCGCCAGCCCCGTATCCTTCAAGCACGCCAGCGAGCCCGCCGAGAGCAGTGGCAAGGCCGGGCTCCAGCTTGCCGGTGGCCTCGTACACGTCCTGGTACACCATCGGGATTTCGAGCGCGGCTCCAGCGGCGATGCTGCCAAGGAGCGGGGGAGCCCCCATGCCGCCAGTCACGGCCCCAACGGTGGCCGCAGCAGCGGTCGTTGGTAGAGTGGTGGCCACCCCTTCCAAGAGAGCCGTCGTCCAACCCGCCACGTCGCCACCGGAATAGTCGGACATCCTGAGTGGACGATAGCCGCCCTCTGCCATCACCCCGCTGATCTTCTGGGCCTTCTTCGCGGTCTCCTCTGCCGCCTTCGTCATGCCATGACCGGCCTGCATCATCGACCAGGCAGTCACAGGCGTCGAAGCCATCCGTGCCAGCCCTGCAGTGAGGCCCTTCCCGGCTCTCTCCAAGGCCCCTAGATCCTCGGGCGTGAACTCCGGGTTCGAGGCGAGAGCCTTCTGCTGCCGCTTGGTGAACTCCCACCAGCGGGACACCTCCGGGTCTTTCAGCTGCTCAACGAAAGCATCCCCGATCCCCTGCTGCTCAGCCACGGACATACCAGGCATGGCGAAGACGTAGGCTGGTGCCTTGTACGGTTCTTTCCCACGGCGTGGGATGTTGAGGTTCCCCTCCTCGTCGATGCTGCGCCCGATGGAGGCGTAGTACACCCGGCGCTGGAACTCATCCTCCGAGGGCTCTGCCTGGACTTGCGGCTGCAGGCTCTCAGGCATCTCGATGTCTATGCCGGGAAGCGTGTTCTGGCGCTCGATGCCAGCCCGCAGCGTCTCCTGAACCTTCTGCTGCTTCTGGCCTGCAGCGAAGGCAGGCACCCACTTGGCACGGGCCTTCTTCTTCTTCTCAGTGTCGAGGCCCTCCCATGTTGTAGACCCCTGGACGTAGCTGTTGAAAAGATCGTTCTGATCTACCGTCTCCAGGGCCGGGAAGGCTTCGTGCTTGAAGACATCGAGAGTGCTGTTGACCCCGAGGATCTTGGTGCGCAGCTTCTCCCTTTCCGCCCATGGCATCGTGGCGTAGGTGTTGCTCCTCCTCGCCACGCTGTTGAACTTGGAGAGCTTCTCCGGCAGCGGCAGCTCCGTGTACTCCGGTGACTTGAAGTACAGCCAGTCTTCCCTGCTGGTCCCAGTCTGCTGCGGATCAGTGAGCCCAGGTGCCGGTGGGATCGGGGCTGGCATTGTCTTCACCCAAGCAGTTCAGCGAGCGGGATGTCCGATGGCGGAGCAGTGGTCGTCGTGGTGGTGCCAGTGGGGTTTGGATTTTGTGGACTGCCCACAGCCTTCTTGCCAAACTTCTGACGGTAGATTGCCTCGGCATCCCAGACGAGCTGCCACGCATTCTGGACAGCTTGTTCATTGGACCCGGCGAGCTTGTCCTCTGTTGCAACAGCCTGCGCCGTGAGAGCGCGAATGCGCTCACCAAGCTGGGTCTGGTTCATCTCCTCAAGTGGGAGATTGAGATAGCTCTTCGCCCCACCGCCAGTCGGAGTCGGCGTCCCAGCGTGGTACTGATACTCTGGGATGCCAGCCTGCCCAATTACACCAGTTGGAGCCCAGGCCCCACCATACGAAGGGATAGGCTTGGCCTTGATGAGCGCGATCTCCCGCTCCGCCGCGACACGCAGGCCCTTGCGCAGGAGGATCTCCGCTTCCTTCAAGTGGTGGGCATCCTCGTCGCTCAGGCTCTGGAGGTCGTACATGGTCCTGAGCCGCTCAAGCTCCAGGTCTGCACCGCGTTCCTGGTACTGGCTCCACAGGCCGACGTTCGCAGCCTGAGCTGGGCTGGTCAGGGCAGTCGCCGCCAGCAGGTCATGGAAGTACAACTTCTGATCGTAGTCGCTGGTGTCAACGTCAGACCTGGCCTCCTGCATCTGCTTAGCCATGAGGGGGCCAATCTCAGAGGTCTGCGTTGCGAACGGGAGCGTCCCCGGAGTGGCCTGTCCTTCAGGCGAAAGCCCGCGCCCAACATTCAAGGCGAACTCAGAAGCCATGCGATCAGACGGCGTCGCACCGAAGGCCCCGTAATCACCAGAGGCAGGACCGAACATCTCATGGAAGTAGGGCATCTGCTCGGCCTCGGTGGCCGCATCCGGCTTCGATGTCGGGACGACGGCCCCGCCCTCACGCACTCTCCCAGTGTTGAGGTAGGTGGCCCGCATGTTTTCCTGTGTCTGCTCGTCGAGGTACTCTGCCCTGTCCTTCTCAAGCGCCCCCCTCTGCTCAGCGGAGGCTTTGATGATGGCCTCTCTTGCCTTGTCCTCCCACGCCCTGTCCTTCCGCTGCTCCCTCATGGCGTTGAACAGCTGGGTCGCCTCAAGCCCGGTCCTGACTCCAGCAGTCGCCATCGGGTTGTACGACGAGAGCAGGCCGAGCCCCGCCGGGAGGATCAACTGCGGGAACAGCTCGTGGAACTCCTCCCCGAATCTGCTGCGCTTCTTCTTCTGTTCCTCGGCCATGGTCGTCTCCTAGTACCTAGGTTCGCTGCGGAAATACTGGTCGTAGGGATAGGGGAACATCTGGCTGGTCGTCGGCACCCACTGCGTCTGACCCTGCTGGCGCTGAGGCCCGAGCATCTGGCCCGTCCCGCCCCGGAACTCCTTCAGCAGATCGTTGGCCTCTGCGGCGTAGTTGCCGTACTTCTGGAGCTTGTCGGCTTGGGCCTGGGCGGCGGACTGGATGCCCTGCTTCTTGGCGACTTCGGCTGCGCTCTGCACGATCATCTGCTGAGCGCCGACGTTCATGCCCTCGGCCCCGAGCTGCGTCCCGAGGTTGGTTGCGAACTGCTCCCCGGTCTGTGAGGCCAGCTCTCGGGCGAGAGCTTCTTGCGCAGCCTCGCTCATCGCCCCGCCTGCGGCTTGACCCATCGCCTGGCCAGCTCCGGCAGCCCCGCCGCCCATGCCTGCAGTGGCAGCACTCAGCCCTCCGCCGATCAGCGCCGCCTTGCCAGCGTCACCCCAGGAGCCACCCTTTGCCCTCGCATCCGCTCCCTGCATCGCAGCTGCGGCTGCCACACCGGCAGCTGGAGTCCCCACCACACCGGCTGCGATGGGGACCGCTACCTTTGCAATCTCCCACCACAAGGCCATGGCTACTTCCCTCCGCTCTGAGTCGTGCGACTGCCAACCTGCTGGGTGAGCTGCCCGAGCGGCCCGAACAGGAGGTCACGGGCCAGCCCGTACTGTCGCTCCTGCTCGCCGTACTGCGCCCCGTACCTGGCATCCTCGATGGAGCGCTGCGTTCCGCCGAGGTTGGCCATGTTGTCGATAGCGGCCTGGTAGCGGGCCATGTCCTGGGCGGAGAGCCCGGTCATGCCTTCCATCCCGGCCTGCATCGCCCCGATGTTCTGGCCCCTGGCCTGGAGACCCTGGCCGGACTGCTCCAGCAGGGCGTTCAGGTTCTGTCCACGGGCAGTAAGATCCTGGCCACGACCTTCGAGCAGAGCGCCGAGATCCTGCCCGCGCCCCTGGAGGAGAGCGTTGATGTCCTGGCCCCTCCCCTGGAGGCTCAGCCCAAGCTGGTTCTCCAGGGCTCCGATGTCCTGGCCGCGCTGCTGCACGCCGTAGCCCATGCCCTGCATCTCAAGGTCCATGAGCTGCTGCATCACAGGCAGCGCCATCTGCGCCTGGCCCTGCGAGATCGCGGCCCCGGCAGCCCCGGAGCGCCCGAGCCCGGCAGCGGACATTGCGTTGGCGATGGTTGGTAGCGTCGTCTGCTTGAAGGCTTCCATCGCAGACTGCAGCGCCGGGTGGTTGGCAAAGTCAATCGTCTGCAGCGGATTCTCCTCCCTGCCTGGGAGGTTGCCCATCATCCCCTGACCGAACTGCTGGGCGTAGTCAGCCGCCGAGCCGATCTGCTGCGTCCCAGGTCCTGCGTAGGGGTTCGTCTGCATGGTCGTGTTGGGCTGGGAATTGGAACCGTAGGCATTTGCCATGTAGGAGCCGGTATCCCTGCCCGTGTACTGGAATCCCATCCCCGGAGGAACCGTGGGAATTGGTTGGCCGTTCTGATCTACTGGCACGGTAGCCCCCTGTCTGTTTGGATCTGCCCGTCGTGGGGTGGTCCCAGGAGGAGCTGGCGGGGCTGGGTTCCCGCCTCCTCCGCCTCCCCCGCCTCCCCCGCTGTCATCTACTCGCATCCGCTTGACTGCCATGGCTGCCTCCTAGCTAGAGGCTGCGGCTGCCGGGACCGCCCTCTGGAACGGCATTGGCAGGCGGCGTTGCTGGACCAGCGTGGAGGCTTGCGGAGGGGGTGCCTGCCCACCCTGATAGCTCGACCCAGCGAAGCCGAACCCCTGGTTGACCGGCGGCATCCCGCCACCTCCTGGCTGCTGCGGAGGGGCTCCCCCTCCCCCCTGCCCCGGCATCCCTGCCCCCATGCCGATCTGGATTGGGCTCCCCATCTGGAAGGGCGAGAGCGCCCCAACGCCATTGAGATCAGCCCCGTACCAGTCGTTCATGTTGCCGAGGTTCGACGCCATGTTATAGGCGGCGCTTCCGGCCCGGCTTGGCCCCAGCATCCCAGGGGCCAGCCCGAGAGCCGCCTGCTCGGCCTCGGTCATCCCGGCGTACTGCCTCGGGTCCATCTCGTAGTAATTCGACAACGGCATGTCCCCGATGGAACCGGACATCTCCCTGCCGATCAGCGAGTAGAGCCCGCTCAGCTGCGGCGGGATCGTCGGGTTAGTGGTGCTGTGTGAACTTCCGCCGCCCATGTCATTCCTCCTTGTCTGGGAGCCGCAGGGGCAGCTCCATCACGGTGACGCCTTTCGGCTTGAATCCGTACTTCTCGAACGCCTTGGCAACCTTCTCGTTCATCGCCCAACACTTGATGAACTTGGCCTGGTTGGCTCGCGCCCAGTCCTCCACGAGGTGCCAGTCCGCCTCCAGCATCTGGCGGCGCATGTCCGCCGAGGGGTGCGTGATCTCAAGCTGAGTAATCATGACTTGCCTGATGCCGTACTGGACCTGCAGCTCTGCGAGGAGATGGCCGCAGACCTCGCCCGTGTCATCGTCGATGCCTGCGATGCAGAGCTTCCATGGCGGGTTGGACCGCATGTCGTTGCTCAGCTCGTGCCAGAGGAACTCGGGGTCTCCGCCGCAGTCGTAGCTGATGATGAAGTTGACGGCTCGGTCGAGGAACTGCGTCCCGTAGAGGTGGCAGTTCCCCTTGCTGGCGTGGACGACTTCTGCGTGAAGCATCAGTAGAGCCACAATCTCGGCTGCGGCAGGAATGGATCTCTGTCCATGTGGACAAACGTCTTGCCGATACCAATGCGGGTGAAGCCTACCTTGAGCGCTGCCCTGGCCAGCTTGAACCGGCGCTCGCTGTCGAGGCATGTCACGTCGCTCGCCTCCCCTCTCATGTGGGAGGAGTCCGGCACGCCCCCAATCGCCGTGTTGTGCGAGAGGCAGCGGCAACCGGAGGCAATCGGCATCGGGAAGCCGACCTCATCGCGGACCTGCTGGAGCATCTCGACGTGGTGTTGCTTGATCTCGTCGAATCCGCAGCCGCACTTGCAGGCGAACTCGACACGGTCGAAGTTCTTGGTCAGATCGCCCATAACTACCTCCGCTCCAGCAGTCTATCGAGTTTGTCCTCGATTCGTATGAGCCGCCTGTCGGTCGTCTCGGCCTGGACCTCCAGGGCTCGCAGGCGCTCAATCATGTCCACCCGGACAGCCTCGTAGGTTTCAGCAACTTTCACGTCATGCGCGAGGATCTTCTCGTCGATGATGCGTTCGATGCCAGGTCTGGCGACGGTGTGAAATTCCCCAATCGCCTTGTCGAACTCCTGGTGAACCATGATGCGCCCGAGCCACCATGCGAGTCCGAGGGCGGCGGTCAGGATCGTGACTGCCTGTACTACCAGCGCCATTACAACCTGGATTTTGGACAGGGTCACACTGAAGGTCTGTCTCGGGATCTTCCCGCTGAGTCGTGATTGCGTCACCGTCGCCCTCCGTTCATCGCACATGGCGTCACCTCAGCCGTACTGGATGAAGTCAAGGTCGTTACTGAAAAACACTGGAGAAAATCTGATCCATCCTATGTCCTGATCTGGAGTGAAATTGGCTCCACTCCAGGCCACATACAGACTCAGCGTTCCTTGATCTGGGTAGTTAGACATCGTGGCGCTGAACGTGAAAGTGGCGGTTGCTCCTCCATAGCTATAGACAGCGGGAGTCCCGAGCTTTGAGCACACGGGAGTTCCATTCCAAACCGCGACTGAATCGGAACTGATCGCGACGACTCCGGTTTCACGGATCAGATAATTGGGGGAGGGGACTTGATCGTACATATTGATGGTGTAGTTGACGAGCAATCCACCCCAGTGGGATTGCCATGTCAACTGGACGATCCTGTTTCCGCTCGCATCGACAGTATCGTTATGCACTTCGTTGCTGCCAGAGCCAGCTGCGATGGCAAACCATTCAGCGCTATCCTCGCTCGTCTTCACGTCGATGTAGAGCGTGGAAGTGTCGGTGGCGAAGAACATCTGCCTCCGACCAACCGGGGCTGGGCGCTGCGCATCCACACCAACCATCGTCATGTTCTCGATGCGGTCGGTTTGGGGGATGTAGTGGGTCTGCAGCTGCCAGTAGAGCTGCTGGCAGAACTTGAGCAGCTCCTGCTCCCGCATTGGATATGGCGGGAGCTTCATCGTGGCCTGGAGAGCGAAGACCGCATCCCCAAGCCCCATCTTTCCCTTCGCCTCTGCGCCGTATGGGATATTGACGTTAGGGGCGGAGTGGTAGTGACTCGTGCTCGCGATCATCAGCGAGTTGAGGAGATCAACCTCCTCGCTTGAGATGGCGTGGAGAGCATCCCAAATTGAGAGCGGATTCGCCAGGACGAATGTGACGTTCTGGACAGTGTGCGTGTGAGCGACATTGCTAACGACAAGCTGCTGGTGGACATAGACGTTGCTTGCGCTGTGGTAGTGGGAGCCGCTCGCGACGACCAAGGCCGGAATCTGGGTCAGTGTGACATTTTCGCTGTAGACGTTGATCCAGCTGTTGTACGGGTGGAGGAGCTGTGGGATGTCGCTCAGGTTGACCAGGGTGCCGACAAGCGAGGACTGCGCAGCGACGGACCCGGCCAGGCTCCAGGCTGCCTCTGTGGACTGGAGGTTGCCAGTCAGCGCACTCTGCGCGGAGAGTGCTCCGGCGAGCTTCCTCGTGACGTAGATACCACCCTGGACGACGGTCTTCGATCCAACCTCTCCGGCAAGGCCCCAGACCGCATGAACCAGCTGCAGATTGCCGACAACTGAGCTGGACGCCCCGAGCCTGTCACAGGAGAGCCGCTTGATGACGCGGAGTTCGCCAGTGGGTTGCGTCCTGGCGTAGATTTCTCCGCCCAGATCCCATGTCTTGTGCTGGACCTGGAGGTCGCCGACGAAAGAAGAAAATGCCGAGACGGTCCCTTGGAGTCGCTGCTGGAGTTTCAGTGCGCCACTAAGTGAGGAGAGGGGAGAGACCGTCCCGGCAAGATTCCAAACTCCTTCCGTGATACCAAGTTCGCCAGCCAGAGCCGACTGGGCAGCAACCGCACCGGCCAGTTTCTGCCGCAGCTTGAGCGTCCCGGTCAGCGCCGATTGCGCCGCAACTGAACCCGCCAGTTGCCGCGTAATCTTCGCCTCACCAGCCAAGCTGCTCTGCGCCCCGATGGTGCCAGCGAGCTTCTGAGTGAGCTTGATGGCACCAGTCAAGCTCGACTGCGCAGCGATCTGACCCTGGAGGACGAGGTCTTCGCTGATCTCCAGGTTGCCCGTCAGGGCGGATTGAGCGGCGATGGCTCCGGCGAGTTGCCCAACGTAGACATACGCTCCGACCTCCCAGGCGGAGCCATAGCTGTCCTGGTCGAGCGTTGTAATGCTGCTCGGCCAGGTCGAAGGGTAGTGGAGGCCATCGTCGTAATCGGACCCAAGGTTCGTGCCAGCGTTCTTGCAGGGAGAGGAGCCAGTCAGCGAGTAGTCGTGGTTGGCTTCGTCCTCGAACAGTGGATCGTCAACGATTGAGTTGCAGTCCTGGCTGAACCCTGAGCAGTGCGTCGCCTTCGTGTAGCCCGTGTAGTTCCTGCCAACGACATACGATGCTGGTGGATCGTAACAGTTGTAGTCACACTCGAATCCTGTGTAGTCAGTGCTGTAGATTTCAATCGGTGTGCTGGTCGATCCGACTAGGATGTTGTTCTTGATCTTCAGGCCGGTCGCGTTACCAGCCGCGCCATCTACCTTGATGACGTTGGCGCAGTAGCCGCCGCCGTCCATCGTGTTGTTGTAAATCTTCGTCCCGGTGCACCCTGACTCCTGGTAGTCGCCAATCTGAAGCAGTGCATTTGTTCCTGCGAAATCACTCGTCCTGTAGATGACATTGTCGTAGAACTCGTTGTTGATGGATGCTGCCCAAATCAACGTCTGGAAGTGCCCCCACTCGCTAAGGCTCCCGTTATTGTAGATTCGGTTGTGATGAATCTTGTTCCCGCTCGACTTCAACTCGATCATCACGCCGATGATGTCGTTCTCGTAGATTTCGTTCTCATAGATTTCGTTGTTGCCGCACCCAGGGTTCGTACCATCCCCATCGAGGTCAATACCATTGACCGCGTTGGCGTAGATGGTGTTGTTGTGGATTGAACTGTCATCCACGTACAGGAACTTGATTCCGTAGCCGTCGAACGGCTGTGGCACGAATAGCATCGTGTACGAGTGGTGCGCGATGCAATTCTTGATCTCCATGTTGGTGTTATTGTTGTTCGCGTTGCCACCGGAGACGATGTTATGCGCCCCGTTGTACGAAGCGTGGCAGTTGTCAATAACGCCGTGATCGCCCTTGAGCGAGATTCCGTGACCGCGATTGTGGTGCGCCTCGCAGTTCTGGATTGTGCAGTAGCTTGTCTCGTCGAATCGAATGCCACCGTCGTACGACAGCCCGTTCCCATACTTGACCGTCAGACCATCGACTACCACATAGCTGATTCCCCAAGCGTGGACGCATCCTCGCTGTGTGGCCTCGATGGCGACCCCGCTCGTGTCCGGGTCGCCGCTGTTGTCACGGATGTAGAACGTGCTGTACCCGAGTGAATCGTTGTCACCCCAGGCCCATTCGTGGTCGGCAAGAGAACCGAGCGTCCCCTCCGTCAAGCGGACGGTGTCCATCCAGACGCAGTCGCCCTCAACTAGACCAGGATCTCCGCCAGCCGCCGCTTCGCAGTAGTATTCGTTCGTACCGCTGCCGGAAGCTGTCCACTTGTAGGTTGCGGTTGTGAGGTCGTAGGAGCCAAGGAACGTCGGTGTCCCGTCGGCTTCGTAGTGGATTTCGCCGCCTCCGGCATGACCGCTCGATGAAATATCCATGATGGACGAGAGGTAGCCGGTGCCGTCCCAGCGGTAGTCGCCGCCCCGGTCAGAGACAACGATGGTGTCGAACGGGTCGAATGAGTATGAGTTGTGATGGGTGAGGTCCATGCAGGCAGAGGCGCTGGTCACAGGCCCGGTCGAGGTAGCCTTGGTTGTCGCCGTCCCGTCCGCCCGCATGTAGTACGTCTTGGGGACGTAGCACTGGCCGGAGAGGGCGGATTGCGCTGCGATGGACCCCGCAAGACTCCTGGCAATCTTCAGGTTGCCAGCGAGGGCGGCGGTGGCGGCAACCGTCCCGGCCAATTGCCCGACATAGACGTATGCGCCGACTTCCCATCCGCTGCCGTAGTCGTCCTGGTCGAGCGTCAGGACTGAATCTGGCCAGGTAGATGGATAGTGGAGGCCATCGTCATAGGTAGCGCCAAGGTTCGTGCCAGCGTTCTTGCAAGGGGAGGTGTCGGAGAGCCAATACTTGTCGTTCTCTTCGTCCTCCAACTCCGGGTCTGCTTCGATGCTGTTGGTGCTGCCGCCGTAAGCGGTTTCCCAGGCGTCGTAGGTGTCTTTGGCCGTCGTCCAGATGACGAACCCGGTGGCCTCTGCTCCGAGGCAGTTGTGGCTGTAGACATTGTCGTGGCCGTAGGTGATGTTGTCGCCACCGTTGGTCGCCTTGATCTTTGCACTGTTGGTCCCGATGATGATGTTGTTCTTGAATTCGTTGTAGCTCACCTCGCCTGTCGTATCCGTCACCATCGTCGCGATGCCGTGCTGCCCGCCGACGAGGGTGTTGTTGTAGAACTTGTTGTGGCTTGACTGCAGGTTCTCTCTCGCATCGCATCGGATTGATGCGTTGCACCAGTTGCCGGTGTCCGGCTCCTTGGCGTTATCGTAGGCGAGGTTGTTGTGCCAGATCGAGTAGGTCGTCAGCTCGCAGTACAGCGCGACACCGTGGTTGTCATAGACCCTGTTGTGGCGCACGATGTTCTCGTGGCCTGCGGACGAGATTGCCCCATCCAGCCAGATGCCCTGTCCGAACCAGAGAGAATTCGACCCGAGCGTGGAAGGACCGTTGCTGTAGACATCGCAATCCTCAATGAGGCAGTCTTCTGCGTAGTTCCAGATTTTGATGCCGCCGCTGTAGAGCATGTTGTCGTCCCAGCGCGGATCGGCGTACTGGTAACGACCGTTCTCGTAAGCCTTGCATCGGCGGAAGACAATTCCTCTCTGCACCAGCAGGGACGGGATGGCGAACCCCTGACATCCGTTGTACCTGCCGATGCAGTCCTCGAAAACGATGTCTTCTGTCGGCGTGCTGGCGTCGCCTTGGATGCCGACACCGTTCACCCAGGACCACTCAAAGGTGCAGCCTGTGAATTTGATGTGGGAGACGTTCCAACCGAAGCACCCGGTCTGCGTCCCACGCCGCACCGTGATGTTGTTGACGTTGACGTAGCTCGCCGGGCCGGACGGTGGGTAGATCTCAGGGACTTCCACGCCGGGGTCTGTGTATTGGGTGTCGGGATCGGCTGGGGCGTAGAGGTAGATCGTGTCGGCGGCAGCGTCGTAGTACCAGTCGTACTCATCCACGCAGTTGCCGATGCTGGTTTTCCGGTCGCCGTAGTTACCGTCAATCCAGATCTGCTGCGGGTGCCAGTTGATCCCTGTCTTCTGCCAGATGTTCCCAGAGTAGAGAGTCCACCCAGTTGTGACCCGCGCCCCGTCCACGATGGCTGGGTAGTTCGTGCTGCCTTGATAGGTGACGCGGGCCGCACTGGAGGTACCTCCCTTGAAAGAGAGGTAGTCAATGGTCCCGCCGTAGCCAGTGACGAACACGGTGTCGAACGGATCGTAGGTCGCCGTGTTGTTGTTGTAGTAGTTCGACATGCACTTCGACAGGTCGGTCTCAGGCCCGGTCGCTGCATCCTTGTTCGCGGCCGTGCCGCCCATCGCCACGTAGTAGGTGTGAGGCACGTAGCACTGGCCGGTGAGAGCGGACTGCGCGGAGATGCTGCCAGCGAGATCCCAGGTGGTCCCGCCAGTGAGGACTTCGAGGTCTCCGGCGAGAGCAGACTGAGCAGCGACGGCCCCCGCGAGCTTCCTCGTGACCTTGGCATCCCCACTGACCGTGGACTGCGCGGCGACTGCGCCCTGCAGGCTCCAGAGCCCCTCAACGAGTTCAAGGTTCCCGCTGATAGCCGCCTGAGCCTTGATACCACCGGCCCCGTAGGTCCACGCCTCGATATCATCCGTGACGAGGTCGTCGTAGAGAACGGCGGTGTCCCGATCCAGGTTGAGCGTGATGACACCGCTGACCTGCTCCACGCCATCGACGTATCCTGTTACGCTGCTGCCAGAGAATACGACATCAATCGTGCAGGGGACACCATCGGTCAGCACGCCGGTCGCGCTGTCGATGTTGTGCCAGCCGCCGGAGTCGTAGGTCTTGAGCCAAACCCCAGCGGTTCCCCAGCCGGTGTCTACCTGGACGAAGTACAGCCCATCGTGCCGGAACCTCGTATCGACGTGCTTCCCAGCCGTCACTTCCGGGGTGTATGTAAACCGGATTCTTCCGTTAGCCCCCGCCTTGAATCCGCTTGGATTCGGAGGGCCACCGTGGAAAATCAAGTCGGTTGACCATAGACGGCGAGTGACCTTCAGGTCGCCGCTGACTGCTGCCTGCGCTGCGATACTACCGGCCAGATCCCAGGTCGCGTGGAGGAGATCAAGATTGCCAGTGACGGCAGACTGAGCCGCTATCGAACCAGCGAGTCCTCGAATAGCCTTGGCATCCCCAGCAACCGTCGCCTGTGCTGCTACGCTCCCGGCGAGATCCCAGGTTGTCCCGCCCTCGACGACGGTGAGGTCGCCAGCGAGGGAGACTTGGGCCGCTATTGTCCCCTGGAGGGTCTCGATGCTGCCGATGTAGAGTCTGACAATCCCGCCAAACGAATCCCCCGGTTGTCCTTCAGTTCCCAGATATAACCGAGCATACCCGCCGTCCACCATGCCGACGGACGACGGCTGGATCACGAACTCAACTTCTGTAAACGAAGATGCGGCGCAGCCAGTCGGGGGGATTCCAGCCCAGCCGTCCTCGCTGATCCCGTTGTTGTCGGTCAGAAACGGCGTCGCGCTGGTAAGCTGCTGAGTGGTGTCCTCCTCGTTCGTGAGCGATGCCGAGTCGGCGTAGTTCACATAGTTGTTGGCCGAACCGACTGCAAACCAATAATCCCCAGGGAACGCATTCCCCTGCAGGGCGAAGTATGGATATTCATCAACCCCAACTGCCTGGCCGTAGTTCTCCTTGATCTCGAACCGCAGTCGGTACTTTGTGTTCAGCGTGCAGGACGCGCCAGTGTCCAGCGGAGATCTCCAGGTGGCGGCATCCTCGTCTCCGTCATCGTTGCGGAAGCGGAAATGCTGGATTGTAAACCTGGAGTAAGCTGGCTTCTCAACCGTGACGCTTGGAGTGTTGGCATAGTTGTCGAGCGCTGTCCCGTCCCCGTGCTCGACCCGGAACTCGATGGTGTCCCCATCGGTCAGATTTGTGTAGTACGGCAGAAACGCGATCTCCAGCTCGGTCTCTTGCCCAGCAGGCCACGAGCCGGGGAAGTGCATCGTGGTCTCATAATCACTGAGTTGACCGTCGTTGCTGGAGATGAACGTCCCGGTACCGAGTTGCTGCGTCGTGTTGCCGCCGCTGGCAAGACCGCTGAGGCGTACCGAAAAGACTGGGCCGCCGGATGTGGACGTGACCCCAGTCCACGTCCCTGCGTTGATGCGATAAGCAACCCGGAAGTTCTGAGTTCCTGATGGACCTGTTACGCCACCATACTCCTGGATCAGGAAACGGAGCCGGTACAGTACGGTTGGGTAGAGAGCGGAGATGTTGGCGTTGGCGGCTGCTCGCCACGTCGCAGTCGTTTCGGTCCCATCGTTGTAGCGCCACCGGAACGACTGCTGGCGAAGCTGATGGACGCTCAGGTTCCCAGTGACGGCAGACTGAGCAGCGATGCTCCCTGCGAGGGCGTGGACCTTCCTCAGATTCCCGCTTACCGCTCCCTGCGCAGCTACCGAGCCAGCCAGACTCCAGACGGCATGGATGATCTGCAGCCCACCACCGGAACCGTAGTTCTCCCACTCAGTCTCGGTCCCGCCGAGTTCAAGCTGGACCGCATCAACTCGCCACAGCCCGGTATCGGCCGTGCTCCCACGCGACAGGTGCAAGTAGATCGCCGTCGTGTCGCTGGCGGTCGTGAAGTGAATGTGGAATCGTAGCCACGCCCCGGCGCTGGTATCCGGCTGCGCCTGACCAAGCCATCCAGCATCCTGGTCGTAGACGGACAGCACCCAGCCGGTTTCGGCGTTTTGCGACCACAGGTAGGCACTTAGCGTGTACTGGGTCGATGGAGAGACGGCCTTGTTGTCGCTCTTGGCCGTCTGCCACTCGCGACTGCCCGTCGGAGTACAGAGCAGGGCGTAGCTGCCCTGCCACTTCTCCGTCCCATCCTGAGAGATCGTGACCGACTGGACTGCGTTCCAGTCGTCGATCCCGCTCTCAAGGTCCGCGTTCGACCAGAGGTTCTTCCCACCCTCGGCAGCTACGAAAGCGGACTGCGCCGCGATGGAACCGGCGAGCTTTCGAATGACCTTGAGGTTCCCCGTCACCGCCGCCTGTGCCGCAACACTCCCAGCCAGGCTGTGCGTCGTCCCGGAGCTGTACTTCGCCTGCGGGTATGTTCCGGCCCCGTAAGCCGCCTTGGGGACTGGCGTCGCCCCGTAGTACCCGGCGATGCGGAAGTAGTAGGTCGTGTTGGCGGTGACGTTCGCGGTTGGGACGATAGAGAAGTCTTCTTCGGTTACATCCCCGTCACTTGGGTAGTCTGTGTACTCCAGCTTAGATTCATGAAATGAGCCGTACCTTGTGAGGCTATCCGCGACAAGAGCCTCTTCGAGCCCGGAATGATCGGTATCTGCGCCATTGGCCCAATTCCAGTGACCCGACGCGCCGAGCGCGGTCCAGTCCGTTTGGTTGATGGAGTATTCAAGGTCGATGGTCCCAGATGTGGATGTCCCCTTCCCGCCTTCGATGACGAGTTCCTGCCGCAGGCGCAGAATTGTGGAGAGAGAGGTCGTCGTGTAGAGGGTGTTCTCAGCGGCAAGCGGCGTGGAAGGGGGGCTCGCATCCGCGTACCATCGCCAGTCCCCGAGGCGCGGCCAGTAACCCTTGAGGTTGCCGCTGAGCGCGGAGGTTGCCCCGATGGTGCCTGCGAGCTTGCGCTTGACCTTCAAGTCCCCAGTGACGGAAGCGGTCGCTCCGATGGACCCAGCCAGATCCCATGTGTAGGCTGCCGGGATGGAGATCGTGATGGTCATCCAGCAGTCAGTGCCGCCGATGGTGGCCGTGCGGGCTGGCTCGTTCGCCGCCGCTGCTTGCTGATACCCGTCCATCGCAAACCCGGCGTCGTCACCCTGGTTCGAGGTGACATCGAATTGCTCGACGTACTTGCCGCCTGTGAACTGAGCGATGGACGTGTTGTCTTCGAGGTTCAGGAGGACTGCGACGTAGGAGTAGTCAGTGGAGGGCGTGATGGAAGCTGATGATGCGCTCGTCGAGGTTCCGCTGACCGGCGTCGTCGTCTGAATCGAGGTGGCGTCGCGCTTCGGACCCGTGCCGGTGCGCCACATCAGGCCGTAGAAGTAGATGGCGACATCAGCCGCTCGGCTGACCGTCAGGTTGCCGCTCTCGGAGCCGGTCGCAACCTTCGCGAACCACGCGGAATTCGCCCCGGTCGTCCCGCTGCCCTCTGAATCCGATCCGAGCTTTGTCCAGCCGCTAGGCGTCGCGATGTCGTCAGTCGCTGTGGCCTGGAGTACCTGGAGGATGAGCATCTGCCCTGCGGCGATGCCGCTCGGGTAGGGTACAGAGACAGTCGTCCCGGTGCTGGCGTATCCGATCCCGCCGTTCGCTCCGTAGGCGACTGTCTTGTAGCTGCCCATCTACGCCCCTACGTGGTATCCGGCGACCAGGTCGTCGTATACCACCCCCACAGTTCATGTGTGATCGGTACGTTCCAGAACGGGATCTGAGGCTGGCACTGAGGGCAGCGGCATGCCTGGTAGCGGTCAGGCTCCCAGACGATGCCGCCCCCACCGCAGGCATGGCATGGCCTGGAGCCAACCGTGCTCTCTGGCTCAGCAATGCGCCCAGACCCGTCACAGACCGGGCAACGGTGCGGGACCATGGCCCCGCCTAGTCGATGGTGATCGACAGATCAGTCGTCGCGAACTGGGCCGAGTCGCCGTTGCCGAGCGTCCTGGGGGTGGTCAGCGCCTCGAAGGCGAGCAGCACACCACCAGTGACCAGGGTGTAGATGCCGAAGCCGACGACCTGCGTCCACGCCTCGCTGGCGGGCCCGAAGGTCACGGTCGCGGTCGGGTTCATGGTCTGGCTCGTGCGGGTCCAGGTCACGCTCTGTCGAGCGTAGCCAGCGTTGCTGCACTCCGTGCCGCCCGTGCCGTCGTCGGCAGTCGGCGTGGTCGTGAACAGCGCCACCCACCACGCGGTCGGGCGCGTGGGGGAGCCGGTCGTGAACGCCCAGTCGAGTACCCGCTCTTCCAATTCGTTCGTGAAATCAGCCATCTCTGTATCCTCCTCGGTTAGCTCGGGTCAGCGATTTCGATCTTCCAAGCCGGAAAATCGACAGTGTTGCCGCTCGTCAAAGCCTGTGATGTGCAGGTCGTCACGTAAAGCAGGCGCGTGCCGTCCACCAGCGCGACGTGCGTGGCAGTCCCACTCACGTCAACCGTCACCCCGGTCTGCGCCGCGACCGTCACCTTCCGCCCGCTGGAGTCGCCGTCCGCGAGGGTGAAGTCAGCACTGTCCATGGCGACATCCGCCAGCGCATAGGTGCTGACCGCCTCCGTCCTGGTGGTTGGCTGCGCGTTGCAGACAGTCATCAGGTTGCAGTTGTTCTTCACGATGTTGAGCGCTCCGTCCAGCACGTCGTTGTTTACAGATTTCGCCATCTGTCCTCCTATCTCGCTCCACGAACCCGGTATGCAGCAATAGATCCCGCGTAGGTCGTTCTGTCATTTGCCCGGACCTCAAAGATGTGGGAAAACTCACGGCCTGTGACGCGGTGCTCAGTGGTGTACGGCCCCTCGCTGCTTGCCGCTTGGAAGTTCTTGCCTGTTCCCATCTCGAACCTGGAGCCATGGCTTGCGGACTCGATTGTCACCGTACAAACATCAGAGGAGAGCGAGGTAACGAGATGCTGCTCCTCGATGATCGTTTTTAACTTGGCCGGTTCGTCGAGATCGGTCGTCCCTGTCTGAAAGAAGGCGCGGAATCCGCGCCCCATGTCATTGGCGTGCGCCTGCAAGGTGTAGATCATGCCGCTGCTGTCACCCAGGATGATGTACGGCCCGGCTGTCACGAATTGCCCAAGTTCAAACCCGGCCATATCACCGAGCGTGTTCCCCGCCAGCTGCCCCAACGTCACGTCTCGCTCAACCAGCCCGGAGATGCCAGCCGTGAAATCAAAGTAGTTTCGATCCCAGTCCATCGGCCACATTGGGAAGCCTTCTCGGCTCATGGAAATCATGATGGCTTTGTAGATCGACCCCGATGACCCAACGTCTGGATAGAAAACCCACAGCTCCTCACGCCGGTTGTCGAAGAACAGGAAGGAGCGCTCAATCTTGTTGAGGTCAATCTTCTTACGGAGGAAGTCCTGGATGTGGTTGCCGAGCGAGCGCGGAGCAGAGCCGTCAAAGATGTAGAGCCCAGAGTTGCGGGCGAGGTAGACGTGCAGGTTGTCGTTGAGCGCAGTCACTGCCTTCGGAGAAGCCGGGCCTGAGACGCCAGCAGAGCGAAGCTCAGGGCGAAACGGGAAGAGGCCGGACTGGATTGAGAGCACGTAGATGGCGTCCGTCTTGTAGACGGCGACCATTAGCGCCCCCATCTCCTGCATCGCCACGATCTCGCCAGGGGTGTCAGCTAGGCGGATGAGTCTGCCGTCACTCCAGGACGTTGCACCACTGAACCCGCCCATCAGGACCGATTCGGAGTAGTAGACTCCGTCCCAGTAGCGGAGACCAGCGCCAGTCCCAACAGTGAACATCCTGGCATTCCCGAGGAGCACCCGATCCCCGGCGACGGCCATCGCCTTCGCACGCATTGGGTAGCAAAAGCCAGTGTCGGCAGTCTCCATCTTTTGGAAGTTACCGCCAGGCCCCTTGTACATGAGCCCACAGCCATCCTGTCCGTTGACAGCCAGAATTTGGGTTACACCATCGAGGTCATAGCCACGGAAAACCACGAGATTCTCTGGCTCAGCATCTAAAGTTTCAGGCCAATCCCCAACGTGAGAGAAATTCCCTTGCCCTTGGCTGAACTCGAAGAAGCTCTTGTCAGTTGCCAGGTAGAGCGCATTCGAATCAACGCCGCTTTCACTGTACTTGTCGAGCTGGTAGAATCCGAGCGGGCGATGGCCAAGCGTTAAGCCAGCAATGTCTCCAATCCCAATTTCCCAATCAAGGAGATCCGCGCCTTCACTGAGTTGAAGCCCATCTATGACTTCAGACAGGACGTGCTGGTCAAAATCGTGCATGATGTAAAAGCTGAGGTATCTCGTATCGGAGTCAGTCGTAATAACGGTGGCTTGCCTGAACCACAACTGCAATATCTCTTCTGGCTCATACGCGCCGACATTGACATTGATCTGTGTAGACCTCACAAAAGCCTGGGTGTCGTCGTACTCGTAAAGCCAAAACGTATCGTAGATGAAGCGTGCAGTCGGCAAGTAGTAGAACGAGAAGTTGTAGGTCGTGTTACTTTCTACCGGCATCTCAGACAGGAAAGTCCTGACTCCCCCGAGAGATGGGGGCTCGCCATCTGGCACATCCGGCCAATCAATCCGAAAGGCAGCGTCATGGAAGCGGTGATAGCTCGAAGTGCATTTTACTGTCGGATCTCCTCCTACTCCACTCAATATCTGCCAGGCATCTTCTGAGTCCGCCAGCTCTGCGTCTGACAAGCCTTCCGTGAGACGGTTGATCCCAGCCACCCCCTCCATGCCGATGATGCCAACGCCGCTACGAGTGCGGAACTCACCCTCTGAGTAGAGCCAGTTTGCTCCGTCCACCAGCCCCTGGAGCCCAACGTGGCGAGGATGCTCATGCTGGATGACCCCGTTGGTTGGGATAGGGTAGATGAACTTCCTGGCGCTGCTCGACATGGCTAACCCCCATTGGTCGGGATGTAGCGAAGCATTGCCCGAAAGGCATTCTCCCCAACTGTGATGACTGCCCCAGACATCTGCTGAAGCTCGATGTTGAAGGTGTGGTACGGATAGGTGATAGCAGCCTCGTCAACATAGAATGTCGCGTTGAGCTTTAGGGTCTGGAGAAATTTGGCCGGAGGCGCAAACGTGACGGGGGTCGGGTCTCCGTTCTCTGCCGTTAGATGATGCTCGAAGATTACAGTGTCATCAACCTCCGAAGTGCTCGGAGGAGTCGCATGGTACATCTTCCGCATCGTCGCAATTTGCGGAACGCGGCATTCGTCCTCAAGCCGATCCATGGTTGTATTTCTCAGCCTCAGCGTCCAACAGGGCGATTCCCTATACCGTGGTTTCGTGGGGTCATCCCACTGGCATGGTTTCCAGTTTGCCCCGTCCCAGTTCGGAGCCTCGATGATGACACTGATAGCCCAAAGCCCCTGCATCTCCGGGCGAGTGAATATGATGGAAGGCGATGACCACTGGGTCTTGCATGGTCTCCACTCGTCGTGCTCTTCTAGCAGCGGATGCTCGTACAGGGTGTGAGTCCAAGGCACAGCTGACCATACATCATTCGGGGGCTGCGATCCGGCATTCGCTACAGCGAAATCTCCCGGACCTTCACCGAGCGGGGCGCGGCCAATGACCTGCCAGTAGGCTGGCCCGCCAACGGCCAGCGATTGGTTGCTTCCAACCCACAGCGAGCCATAGCGCTGGGCTTCTGTAAACGAAAGCCCGGTCCCACCGCCCCAGTTCAGATTTCCGTAGTCTCTGATCGCCTTTACTGTAGCCAAGTCGTCTTCATTTCCGGTCGTGCCGAATCCTTGGACAATGGCACTGGCTGGGGTTGCTCCAGAACCGATGGCGAGACCGCTCGAAACGGTCATTGTCCCATCGGCGGAAACGCTGAACGGCGTGACGGCTGTATCTGCCGGAACGCCAAAGACGGTACGGATCGCAGCTTCGAGTTCGTTGATGCCGTCATCGACAGCGCTCACATCCGTCGAATCGCTCATCCGGTTGGTGACGAATCTGTCAATGGGGGTGCCTGGCATTAGCCTTTCCTCCTTGATTTGGCTCTGCGAGCCAGGTTTTCCTGCAGATCACCGACCGCCCTGATCCGATTCAGCGCCTTCTTTTTCTCCTGCTCGAAGAGGCCCAGCCTGGTCTCTTCCTCGAACTTGAACTTGGTCAGCCGCTCCAGGGTGGCGAAGAGCAGGAAGCTCTCTGCGCGATCCGTGAACTCGTTGGTCGTGCTGGAGGTCAGGTTGAGATCCGGCTCGTAATAGAGCCCCTCGACGGTGATCGTTATTGATGGCGCTGGCTGCGGGGGGTCCCCCGGCAGGCTCAGTGCGGCGCTTGACGGCGGGCCGAACCACATCTCCGTCCCGAATAACGTGTAGTGTGGGCCGGTGTCGTAGTAGTCCTCTGTCGTAACATCGGACTCGCCAAGGTACAGAATTTTGAACTCCTCATAGGTCAGATGGGTGTAGTAGGAGCGGCTGAGCCCACTGCCCGCGAAGACAGTCACCGGACGGGCGAGTCTGTCTGGGAGGTCCGCCGTCCATCCGCCGTAAACCAGAGGAGTCGTCCCGCTGCCGAAACAGAACCAGATGTCGTTCTCGTCCACGGCCTCCCTCGCCACGTCATTCATGATCTTGAGGATCTCGGTATTCGAGAGAACCGTGGTGTCTTGCGAGGTGGACCAGCTGCGGACTCTGGCGATGATCTCGGCAGCGGTTGACATCGTCTACTCCTGCATCTTGTCCAGAATGGACTTGATCCGGTCGGCCCTGGTCCCCTCTCTGAACTCGTGGTCTGCGATATCGAGGTTCTCGCCAAACTGAAGCAGCTGCTTCTTGTTCATCGCCTTGATCTCGGCCACTGACGGCTCCCATTCGGTTGGGATCACCGGGGCCGGAGGCGGCTGAGGCTCGGCTGGCGGCAGCGTGCCGCTGGCTCTCATCCTCGCCATGGCTTCTTCGGCCTTCGCGATCAGGGTCGCGTTGTCGCGGACGACTTCCTCCTGCGTCAGGAGATGCTTCTCGGCGCAGTCGGTGATGTAGAGCCCGTAGAGTTCCGTGTTCTCGACGTAAGCGCAGAGCCCTGGGTCTGCGCAGGGTGGCTGCCCGATTGGGGGCCAGTAGCCATCGACGAATTGGATGATCCCGCCGATGCTGTACGACGGGAAGAGCGTGCTCAGGTAACGCTTGCCTTCCATCACTCCCCCCAGTACCTGCAGCGGATTGTGACGCCACTGAGGTCACCGCCCTCCTGGCTCTCACCACCGTCTGCGATTACCAGCATCTTCACCCTGAAGGCTGTATCACTCGTGTAGGTGACTTGGGTCACGTACGTTTCTGTCGCCCCTCTCACGCAGGCCGGAGGAATGAAGAAGTAGACGCGGTCGAGTTTGAGATCCGTCGCCCCAAAGGTGAAACCTCCGGCCGGGTAGTTGTCCACGAACGTGATGTCCACGATTCCGTGGCGGAAGCCGCCCTTGATCTTCGGGAACCTACGCTTGGACGTGAGGGTGTGTGCCATTACGATCCCCAGTAGAAGCAGCGGATCGGGATGCTGTCGTAGTCGTCGGAGTTGTTGGTCAGCTCGACCCCAGCCGCGATGGTTCGCATCTTGAGCTTGATTGCGGTGTCGCTGGTGTAGGTCACCTCGGTGACACAGAGCGCAGTCGCCCCGGCCACATGGGCTGGCGGGATGAAGCCGAAGATCCTGTTGAGGCCGAGGTTGGCGGCGGTGATATCGAAGCCATTCGTGGTGTACACCGCGCCAGGAGTGAAGATCATGATGCCGGAGCGGTATCCGCCCTTGATGGCCGGGAAGCGCCGCTTGGCTACGAAGGTGTGAGCCGTGAGAGCCATTGGTCAGTCCTTTCAGAATCCCCCTGGGGGAGTGGTTAGCTCCCCCAGTGGATTGTTCGCCGGTCTTCGCTACGCGACGTACTCGCTGACGCCGTAGGCGATACCGTGGGTCCGCTTGAAGCGCAGCTCCAGGCTGCACTTGGTCATGAACTCGTGGGTCACGCGGTCTTCACCGTTGCCCTGCCGCTCCAGCAGGAAGCGGGTGTCCCGGTTCCGCAGGAAGCGGTACTTCACGTTCTTCAGGTCAACGATGACGGCCATCTTCGACCAGTCCTCGTGCTCGGAGAAGAGCGGGTGCGGGATGAGCTTCAACTCGCCCCACGGGTGGTAGAGCGTGCGGATGGTCAGACCGTAGGTCTTGTCTCCGGGCTCGGTCTGGATGGCCGAGTTCTGCTCGGCGTAGTCGTTGATCGCCTGCAGGAAGGTCGCGCCACAGAACGCGGCCTTGTTCATGGAGCCGTTCTGCACGGTGTAGATCGGCTTCAGGAAGTTGTGCCATCCGGTCTTGGTCAGGCCGGTCGAAGCGAAGCTCGTCGAGTAGTCGGCCCCGAGGAAGCTCCAGAGCCCGCCCATCATGCGGTGGTTCAGGCCGGTTCCGCCAGAGGTGAAGTCTCCGGTCGTGACCGCGATGGACTCCCTCTTGCCCCACAGGAACGCACGCTCCTGGTCCAGGGCGTGGTCCATGGCCTTGTCGAACTTCTCGTTCTTCATGATGTCGCCAGTCCGGTAATACTCCTGGGCTGCGTCATCGGTCAGGTCGAGAGCGGTCCTGATGGTCTGGATGTAGTTCCACTCCTCGGTCGGAGCGTAGTTGATGGAGTTCGGAGTGTCGGCACCTTCCTGGTCGGCGTGGCCGACGATGGTGATGATGCCGTGATCGGCGATGATGTAGCCGGTCGCGCTGTTGCCGACGCCTCGGACCACAGTTAGCTTGTACTCCGGGTTGGTGCCGTCCTTGCCCACGACGAGCATGATCTCGCCCGTGGACTCGACGCGGACCAGATGGCCGGTCTTGAAGCTGTAGCCAGGGGTAGTGTTGGTGATCGGGACAGCCGTGTCGAGGATGATGGTGGTTGCGTCCGCCGCATGCGAACCGGCCACGGCGAATCGCTGCTGGGGCAGCCCCTGCTCGAACCAGGTGAACTTCCGGGAGTTCACGCTCTCCGAGGGAAGCATGCCGAGGATCATTGTGAAAACCGCGCCCCCTTGCGGGTACTCGCGGAGGATCGCCTCACGAAAGTTGCCGGGGGCTACGGTTGCCGAAAAGCTCCCGATCCCCAGCATTCCAAGTGTCGCTGCCATTGTCAGTTCCCTCCAGTTCGGGGGGAGCAGCAATGGGCTTAGGTCTTATCAGCCGGTGGCCTTTCTGACGCTTTGGCCAGAGAAATCCATCGCCAGTTCTTCCGGTGTCTGGGCCGACTTCGGCTTGGCCTTGGGTTGCCTTCCGGTCCCTGATGCCTCGCCTGCCGCTTGCTTCGTCTCACGCTGCTGCCTGGTCTTCGCGTCCTGCTTCCGATTGGCCAGGACCGCCCTCATGGCGGGGGCCATCATCGCATCCGCCCAGGCTCGCATGTGATCCGGGGTGAACCGCACTTTCAAATTCGGTGCGCCGTACTCGTCAGTGCCTTGCTCGGCAATCTGCTGTCCGACGAAAGCCTTCAGCTGCTCCCATTTGCGTGGATCAGCGAAGTCCTCGTAGCCTGGAGTGCTCGCCACCTCTTGCTGGATTGTCCGCTCATCGCTGAGCACCTGTGCGGCACGGACAGTGGACTGGACTGGGGCTAGCTGGGTTTCGAGCATGTTGATTCTCTGCTCATAGGTGGAGAGCTGGTTCTCCAGGGCCTCGCGCAGGCTCATCTGGTCGTAGAGGTACTCGGCAATCAAGCCCGAGTCCTCCGCCATGTGGTCTTCGCTGATCCGGCCCTGCTTCACCAGGTCCTGCAGATAGGGCTCGAAGGCCGACTTGATCTGCGGGGCTGGCGGGCGCATGCGCACAGGGGCCTGAACCTGCTGTGCCTGCTGCGCCGCCATCATCTGGTTGTGAATCTGCATCTCGACCCATTGCTCGTAGACGGACTTCTCCCGCTGGGCCGATTCGTCAATCGCTCGCTTCCTGTCGTCCGCGAGCTTCTGGTAGTGAGTCATCTGGTTGGCTTGCGTCACCAGATTCTTCATGCGCTCGCGGTCCTTGAACAGTTCGCTCGCCGTGACTTTGATCCCACCGGGCAGGGTGTAGGTGATCTCCTCCTCTGCAGGAGCTGCCGTTCCCTCACCCTCCGCTACTGGAGCCTCAGCTGTCTCAGCCGCTTCCTCCGTTGTGTCTGCCGCAGGTTCCTGCGTTTCGGTGGCGACCTCCACCCCTTCATCGTCGTCGGCCTGAGCTGTCACCCTGCCGGGCTTCCGGTCTGCAGTTACGCTGTCACCGGGTGCCTCTGGGCGCGGGTCTCCGCCCGACCTTGAGATGTCGAGAGCTGCATCGAAGGACTGCCGGTCCTCTTTCAGTCTGTCGCCGTCTTCTTCGTCAACGTACCGCTCATTATCTGGCATCGTTCCCCCTGCTAGCTCCTGCGGTCAGGTCGGCTAGAGATGCTGATGGGTCATGGCACTCGGCAGCCATGTGGCCCGTGCTCCAATACACCGAGTGGGGCGAATCAACCTGTTGCACGAGATGTCCATTTCTGCCGCTCAGCCTCATAGGCGTCTCCGGCCCTGCGCACTGCGGTACGCTGCTTCTCTTCCTCCTGGCGGAGGAACAGCAGCTCTGCCTTGCGCTCCTTCCAGTCCTCAACGATCCGCTGAGGAGCGAGTAGCTCTCTGCAGTCTGCCTGCATCTGCGCGATCAGGGCGACTGCCTTGTGGGCTGGATCTTCAAACTTGTAGAGCAACACCGTCTTGGCGATGCGGTCGATGATTGCCCTCTTCTGGAGTTCCCAGGCTGCGTCTCGACCTTCGAGCCTCGCCAGCGCCGCCGGGTAGACCTGGTCGATGAGTTCAAATTCCCGTTCCTTCTCTTCGACCCTGGCTTCTAGGCGGTTCGCAAATTGCGCCATGTCTATGCTCCCGGCCCAAGCATAGCACTCTGAGGAGCTTGCACCGGCAGGAAGTTCCCGGCCTGCTCCTGCGCCATAGCCTCCTCATCCGGCACAACATTGACGTTCATGTAGTAGCGACCGATGTTCGTGATGCCCATCTTCTCCGCAATGGTATCGAAGACTTTGCGAAAGTCTAGCTGCCTACCATCAGGGCCTGGCTGTTGGAGCGCCGGGTTCTGGGCGGCTGACGCCATGATCTGCGACCATGCCTGGGCCGATCTCGCTGGATCTTCAGGCATGATGCCACTGATCGCCAGGTAGTCGAACTCGCCCTGCAAGTCCTCCATGTCTATGAAGATGGAGTCTTTCCCATACTCCTGGGCGAACTCCCCGAGGATGCGGTAATACTGTTGCATCTGGGTGAACTGCTGGCGATTCAGGATGCTACGCTGAATCAGGGGCTGGATCGCGTTCTCATCTATGAGCTTGGCAGTGATCGCCAGCCTGTCGGACGCCTTCGCGGTGATGGTCTGGATCTCAGTGGCGCTGCGCTCGGTCGGCAGCTGGATGCCTGACATCGGGTCGTTTGCCCCGGTGAGCAGCTGCACCATCTGGTAGAGGTACTGGACAGCGCCCATGTAGCTCGGGCCGGTCACGTCCTGGATCGGCACCTGGAAGAAGAACTGACGCACGTCCTGGACCTCGCCGGAAAGCATCATCTCGACGGCTTCGTTCTTCAGCCGGATGTGCTCCCCAGGTCCGCCGTACTCCAGATCGTTGCGTTCGATGAAGCGCGGCGAGTAGACCCACTGGTTGTTCAGGACCGAGGTGATGTTCTCGATGTGCGAGTTGAAGAGCCAGTTGATGTAGCGCTGCATCGGCTCGATCAGCTCGATGATGCCTGGGCTCCAAGTGGTGTGGAAGTCAGGGTCCACCTCGGCCACCGAGTAGGGGAACTGCTGGTGGACGTTCGGCATCTCGTGCGCACGCACGATGACTTCGTCGCTGATCCAGGTGAAGATGTACTTCTCGGGGAAGTCGCTGTCCCCAATCTCCCATTCCTTCGGGATCAGCTCGACGACCATGGTCTCGGCCTCGAAGAAGCCCCGGTCCTTCTGATCGCGGGTCGTCAGATCGGTGTCCGTCTGATTCATCCCCACGTCTTCGAGCTTCTCGTACCGCTTACTGAGCCCCCTCGCGAACTTCGGCACATGCTTCAGGTTGAAGTACGGCCCATGCGGGGCTTCCTTCTTCTTCAGTGTGTTGTAGCCGATCTCGTAGGAGTGGCCGCAGAACTCACCATCCTGGAGGTTCCAGAACGCAACTCGGGGGTCGGGCCTAAACTTGAACGGATCGACCGGACGCCAGCGGTTGTACTCGCGGCGTGTCCCGATGGTACGGATTGGGGTGTAGGCGAGCGGCCCAAGGTAGGCGACGAGCAGCTCGGGCGGGACGCCTGGGACCATCAGCGGCTGATAGTCGAACTTGACGCCCTCTTCGATCTCCCACGAGTCGTAGTTGATTCCAGTGCCGAAAGAGATGGAGTCCTGGAACATCGAGTACAGCGAGGAGAAGCCTTTGGTCTGCTGCACGTCGTAGGCCAGAATCGTCTCCATCATCTTCGCCTTGAACACATCCTCGGGGCCTCGGCCTCTCAGCTGAATCATCGGGTTCCTGGCTGAGAAGATGGACATCATCTGCGTCAGCAAGACGTGGAGGTTGGCGTAGGACACCGGGATGGAGACCGAGCGCTTGAATGGCATCTCCAGAGCTGACTCATCGCTGCTCTTGTCGCCAAGGCGGGCCTTGTCGGTGAGGTCGATGTAGAGCTTGAGATGTTTCCTGACCCTGTTCCACTCCCCGTACCGCTCCTCACAGTGCTCGACAGAGTAGTCCCGCCGCGCCTTCAACTTGTCGAGGATCTTGGTGTGGAGTTCCTTCCCGGTCTCGTAGTCGAGCCGCTCCTCAAGTGGCTTCTCGACAACGGAGATCGACTCGATCTCCACTTCTAGGGTCTGATCCTCTTCACGCAGCGGATCTGTCTCGACTGCCATGGTCTACACCCTTCCCCAACGCGGCGTGATGACTGAGTCGCCAGTCTGGGAATCAGCCACGAGGGCGATACTGTAGACCCCTGAAATCGGAGTCTCAAACCAGAGGAGGTCATCAGCCGCCACGTTGGTGAGCTTGATCTGGGTGCGAGTTGTGCCGTCCCAAATGTAGGTTGCCTTCAGGGGCGAGTTGACGGTCGCTCTCGTGTAGATGGCGAGATTCGTTCCTTCCATGCCGCTGGCAGGAATCTGCAGAGCATAGAGCCCGCTGTCCCCAGCCAGGATCTCGTTGCTGGTTGTGCCTGCGCCGGGGAGCGTGAACACTGAGCTTCGGTCAGCCATAGAGCACTCTCCCCCATCTGGGAATGATGGACACCGTGTTGCTCTGTGTCGGGACGACCAGCTTGATGCTGTAGAGCCCGGCGATGGGGGTCTCGAACCAGAGGGTATCGTTGACAGTGACGCCGGTTATCGCCAGCGCTGTCTTCGTGCCTCCGACCCATCGAGACACTGGCTTCGCGGCAGCCTGGTCGGACCTCGCCTTGCCGTAGATCGTCACGGTGCTCCCAGTGAAGTTCGATGGGATGTCGAGGGCCATCAGCCCGTCATTCCCACAGATGATCTCGTTGCTCGTTGTTCCTCCAGCTGCCACAATGTACGGATAGGCCCTTGTGTCTCCCAGCCGCAACCAGGAAAGCAGGGCCTGGAGGGCCGTTCGAGCCCCAACCGTTCCAGCCAGTGCGTATGTCGGCATCTCCCCTCCTAATCTGGGAAAGCGGCCCGCATCCTGGGCCGCGTTTTCTTCTTCACGCGGCCCTTCCCCTTCTTCTCTTCTTCCTCGCGCTTGTCCTCTTCCTTCGCGACCTCTGCCCGCGTCGGCCACTCGCGGTGGACGAGAGCGCAGAGCGCGTCTGAGGCATGGCCACGGAAGAAGTACGGGTCAAGCCGATTCCTCGTCTTCTTGATGGACTGAGTTGCGCTAGAAGCCCCCTCCTGCCAGACAACCTGGGAGAGATCGAGGAGGAGGTTCTTGCACTTGTCTCGGTCGATGAAGATCAGTGGGTTGCCCCACTGATCCACCAACCTCCGGTTGACGGCCCGAACAGCGTTCACGTTCGTCGGGTTGCGAGACGGCACGCGCATGCGCAGCTTGAACGGGCGGTTCATCAGGCGCAGCGCGATCTCGTCGTAGTTCGATCTCTGGTCGCGTTGTGATCTCGCGTTGCCGCTCGCGTCGCCGTAGATGAAGACCTCGCCGTAGTGACCGCCGTAGTCGTTGAGGAACTTCTCGCAGTTCTCAACAACGCTGCCGGGCGAGGACCAGATTTCACGCAGGACATAGAGCTTGTTGTTGTTGATCTGACAGACGAGCCAGGCCATCGGGTCCACATTGAAGTCGCAGGCGAGCCGCAGCGGGAGGATCTCTTCGTACTCGACCCCGTCTATCGAGTTCGCCAGGATGGAGTAGCTCTCGAAGCACCGCACCCCGGCCACTGACGAGAAGTTGATCTCCATCTCCTTCTCCCAGTCGTCGATGTCCCCCCTGCGCTTCATGCTGGCGACCCATTCCGCGTTCTTCTCCGGGTCCATGGAGTAGTGGACCGGGACGATTTTCCAGCCCTTCGGGCTTTCAAGGACGCGGACTGGCGGGAGAGACGGCATCTACTTGCCGCCACCAAGTCTACCCGGAGCCGCCGCCCCGAGATTGGGCATGCCTGGCTGGGGCTTCTGGGGCGGTCCCTGCGGCATCCCAGGCGGCACCCTTGACGGTCCTGCCTGCGGGGGCTGGCCAGCGTATGGCTGCCAGGGCTGCGGCTGTCCAGCGGCTGTCAGCGTGCCAGGCATGGGCTGCATGGGCTTCTGCCCTGGCTGCCCTGGGAACTGCGTTATCGGCGGTCCCATGGGCATGGGCTGTGGGCGACCAAAGATCGCATCCTGAGCCCCGCCATACTGCCCACCCATGCCGGGCTGCGGGCGCGGCATGCCGGGAGGGATCTGCGCGATGCCGCCCATGCCGGGCGTTCTCTGGGTAAGCTGCTCAAGCGGCCGGAACATGCCTGGCATGCCAGGCTGTGGCGGAGGCAGGTTCCGGCGCAGCGCATCCAGCTGTCCAGGCTGCATCGGGAAGGGCTGTCCGGGCATGAGGCCCGGCTTCGGCTTCGCCCCTGCCGGGAACCCGCCGAGGTTCTGGTTCTGTCTTGGGTCTGAGAACTGTGGGTTGGCCATCTGGCCGAGCTGACCTCTGCTGGGAATCGGCATGTCCGCCTCCTAGTTCGCTATCCTACTGATGTCAGACCAACTTGAGAAGCCAACCCCGTTGCAGACTTCGGCAAGGACACCGATAGGCCCGTTCGAGGATGACACGAGAATCGCCTGTGCGCCCTTCTCAACCATGGGCATGAGCGCCCGGACTGCCCCCGGCGCTTGCGGCTGGAACTCGCACTCGTCCATCATCACCTTGGTCGCCGTGTAGGTCCGCAGCACGTCACCACCCTGCGGGACCGCCCAGATGTAGCTGCCGTTCGGGTAGTTGATCTGCCCGACCAGCGAGTCCTTCGTCTTGATGGTGGTGATCCTCTTGCGGAACTCTGGCGGCTTGAGGTTCGTCTCGATGAAGTGGCAGCGCTGGTCCACGATGTACGCCGCTTTCTTCTCCGTCTCCGACTGCCAGAACAGCGCGGCATGGTCCTGATAGCGAGCTACCCAGACGAAATACGCGGCGACCAACCAAGACACCATGACGCGGCGGGACTTGGGGATCATGACGAGGGGCTCGTTCAAGAGAACGTCGAGCACCCCCTTGAGGTAGGTGAGGTGCTGCGGCCAGGGCCGGATCTTGGGCGCGCCGCGCATCCCGTACTGGGCTTCATCGACCGTGAAAACACATGAGCACATCCAGCGCCAGCAGTCTTTTGAGAAAGCGTCATCCAGCTCCTGCTGGAGGGCAACGAGGGTGAGGGTGTCGTCGCCTTCAGTCTTCAGGAGCTGGCTCATCTGTGCTGGCGGGAGTGTCTCCCCCACTTGGCTGACTCCATTCCATCATGTCGCGGTAGTGGCCCAACCGTTCCTTCTTCTCGGAAGCTGAGAGCTTCAGAAGCTCCGCAACCTCTGGCGGGATCTTCTGCATGTTGTCCAGCTCGAACAGGCCGAGGTGTTTGGCGAGCATGTCGAGCGCCTTGTCGGCATCGCGCAGCTTGATCCTGACCGAGCCTTCCTTGTCGTAGGTCAGCTCTTTGGCCAGGTGGAGCTTCCCTGACTCCTTCGCCTTCCTGATGTCTGGCACGGCGATCCACATGACCTGTTCTGTGACGGGGTCCGTCACCGGCCTGATGTCCACGAAGTCTTCCATCGAGGCGGTCGCAACACTCGCCAGCTGGGCCAGCACCTCATCCGAGGTCAGGGACTGCTCGGCCAGGCGGCGGGCCAGGAGCTTGCGCACGACCGGCTTGCGCATGAGGGTGCGCCCGAGCCGGTCGTAGGCTTGGAGCGCGAGCGCCCGAGACTCCACGGCCTGCATCGCCGCCTTGTGGCTGAAGCCGTTGCTGAGGTATTCCTCGATGAACATCGCCTCAGTGAAGGTGATCGCGCCGTTCAAGTATGCCTGGACTGTTGGGTGGGTTTCGATGACAGCGTCGAGCGTCTCGTCATCCATGAAGCCCAGCGCAAGCGCGAGCTTCTTGGCGTCGCCGTTCATCATGCTGGCCCCTTCCGGTGTGCGATGCCGCTGGCTGTCCCGCAGAGGAGAGTGCTGACTGCCCAGTTACTCGGCTTCATGCCCATCGCTGCCAATCAGCGTACCAAGCGGCGGTCGCGAGGGGGTCCAGCCTCGCTCGAAGCCTCAAGTCAAATCTAAGTTAGGGTGATAGATAGGCATTGTCAAGCATTGGGTCGGCGGTCCGCCTTGTATCTGAGCACCTGTTCAAAGTCTCCGCGATCCGGCCCAGCCGAGGCGTAGCGGAGGAAACTACGCACATCGCAGCGCTGGCGCTCGATCTTGCGGAGGATCAGCTCCAGCACCCCGATCAGCAGCCACGTCACGTTTTCGTCGGCCAGGGTGTAGACGGCTCGGGACTTCTGACGCTTCTTCTCGTGGTGAAACTGGATGAATCCATCCTCCACGAGCCGCCGCCACGGGGCGGTGTAATACTGACGCCAGCGCCCGGTGTACCTCCAGTGCTCAATGAAGTCCTGCGGGTTTTCATGCAGGAACAGCAGGGCGCTGAGGACTTCGCTGGGGGCTGAGGCGAGCCGCTCCAGGTAGTCCGTCATCATCGCCCGGCCAGCGTCAGTCGCCCATAGGTCCGCCATCTCACACCTCGCCTTGCTGCCGCGCCTCCTCGTTCTTGTGGAGCCTCCACAAGTCAGGCTCGCGGTTGGCTCTGTCCCCCTTCATCCTGCTCACGCGCTTGAGAACTTCGAGCCGCTGCAGGCGGTAGGAGACGGCCTGCCTCGTGACCCCGAGCTTGGCCGCAATGGTGGACATCCTGACTGGCCCAAGGTCTTTGATCGTCATCAGGATCTGCCGGTCTGTGATCTTCTCCAAGCCTCTCATGTGCCTTCCTCCGTTGTTGGCAGTCGCCACTCAGAACTCTACCGCGCAGGTGTCAAGTGTCAAGCGGTCGTTCTGTCAGTTTTGTCAGCCCCGCTCTCCCCGAGCTTTGCGAGGGAGAGCGGTGGCTGGTCCTTGACGTGCCGTGCAACATCGTGGAAAATCGTGCGAGGTCAAGTAAGGAGGTCTGCGAATGGCGTTTTTGGTTGCCGACAAGCTCGTGTTTCTTCATGTCCCGAAGACTGCCGGGGTGTGGGTGAAGACCGTCTTACCCAAGGCCGGGGTGAAGCTGGCCGGGAAGCTCGGGAAGGACCACCAGGTGGTGACTCCGCCGCCAGGGCGGCGAGCCTTCATGTTCGTGCGCCACCCGGCGAATTGGCTCAAGTCGATGTGGATGGAGATGGACGCCGTTGGCACCGGGATTGAGAATTCTCCGGCTGGCATCTTCGAGGAGTGGTATCGCAAAGACGAGTGCTTCTGCGACTTCGTGGAGCGCGTCCTAGAGGAGAAGACGCCGCCGATCAGCCTGATGTTCGAGGAGTATGAGAGACCCTGCTGGATGGTTGCGAGGGTGGAGGATCTACCAGAGGCGCTGTGCCAGATCCTCGACGCTGCCGGGCAACCCTACAAGGCACACACTATCGAGAACTGGCACCGCGAGAACGTCACGGACCACGCGCTGCGCGAGCGGACTCGATTCGGGCAGCACCAGCGCGAGCGACTCCTTGCGGCTGAGTCTGCCTTCTGCAAGCGGTGGGACTACCGATGAGCCGGGGCATGATTGGCCGCTACCTCTGGCAGAACCCCATCGTCAGAGAGGAGGCCACAAAACTTCTTGCAGTTGCGAAGGAAAACCACATGGTTCCGCCCTGCACTTGCAAGGAGCCGGAGGAGACGCTCGACGGGGTTCTCCACGAGCCAAGCTGCCCGATGGTCCCGTTTGCCAGATCGCTATGGATGGAAGCCGCAGACAGGTGGATGGAGATGGAAAGAGAGGGGAGAGAGATTCCGAAGACCGACTGGCAACCGGAGGCTGACGATGCCGATCTATGAGTACCGCTGTCAGAGCTGTAAGCACCGCTGGGATGCGCTGTCGTTCTCGACCAAGAAGAAGCCGAAGGGAGAACTTGACTGCCCGAGGTGCGGCGACATTGGCGTTCTTCTGTTCTCCCCGCCGCGAGTGCGAGTAGCAGCGCCTCCATCCAAGGCGAGCGAGCACATCTACGAGGACACCGTGGCCGCGCTCGGCATCCAAGACTTCGCCAACCCGAAACCGGACAACAACGACTCCGACTGGGAAGCCCCCTACGACTCCTCGTGGGAGGATGACGAGTAAAGCTGAAAGGAGAGAAGGCATGAGCGAGTACATCAATACCTACGCTGCGTGCAAGGAGCACAAGAACGGTCACAGCGAGCACTGCATTGGCTGCGAGGTCGATGCGCTACGCAGCCTCCTGCGGGAGGTAGCGCAGTGCTACGACGAATGGGACTTCAGTGCTGGCCACCACAGCGTGAAGGTTCCAAACGAGCTGTGGAACAAGATCCTCCCGCTCCGCACCCCGCCTGTCGTGGATGTCAACGGCAATGGGTAGCATGGACGCCTACAGCCGCTGGCCCATCCCAGGCACCTACTGGGGCGAGTATCCCTACGGGGGCTTCGGCGGGTTCTATCCAGGCAGCACCCAGCAGCAGATGAACCTCTGGGGTCAGCAGCCCTACCTCGGAGGCTACCCATTCCACCCAAGGTGGGCTGGCCCCTCCGGTGAGGGTATGCGCCAGATCGAGATGTGGAAGTGTGACCACTGCGGCTCTCGCTTCGAGGAGAAGCCCGAGCACTGCAAGAACTGCGGCTCGAACGCCATCCTCCGCTTCGATCAGCCGGGGAGGGGGGCGGCGCAGAGGCAGCAGCCCTTCGACATGGAGACCGCTTTTCTGTTCGGGGCGCTCGGAATGCCGCCCAAGCAGCAGAGCGTGAGCGAGGCCGTCGCGGAATTCCGCGAGGAAGTTGCCGCCATCACCACGGGCGGACACATCAAGCTCTCTCACGAGCAGATCGAGTGCCTCTATCCGAAGTGCTGGGTCTCCCGCTGCTGGAGCCGCTTCCTCCTTTGGCTGGACCGCTGCGGCTACAGGGGGAGGTGAAGCCATGAAAGCGAAGACTTGCGCCTCGCAGTCGCCAACCAAGTGCAACGAGTGTGGCGGCGTGATTGAGACGGGTGAGACTTTCATGCTGTATGGCAACCGCAATAGCCGAGGCATGACATGGGTACGCACGTGCTGCGAGTGCTTGGCGCGGCGCGTTGATCGAGCGGCCGAACGGAATCGCGCCACGGTCGAGGCGAGAGGAGATGTCTTGCCGAATAGCTTTGCCGAAGACATCCGGTGCGGTGAGGTGAAGCATGAGTGACGTTCGACGTGCCTACCTGACCGGCCACGATGAGGAGGTGCTGCTCTACGACAGCGGCGGGCCGTTCGCCATCGTCCCGTGGGAGGAGTGGGAGAAGGTGCAAGCGGTAGTGGACGCGGCGCGGGAGATGCTGGAAGAGAACGATGTTTCGATTGAACTCTTCCACGCTTTCCAAGTTCTGGACGGCGAGGTGAAGCCATGATGGATATTGCAGACCACGTCGCTGTCCGGTATGAGCGGATCATTGAGGAGAAGGATGCCGAAATCGCCCGCCTGCAAGCGGTGATTGCTGACCTACGTGACGACAGAGATGGACGCGGCGTGTACGAGTTGCGGCTTGAGGATCGGGTGAGGGATATGCAAGCGGTTGTGGACGCGGCGCGACCGCATCGCCATTGCTTTGGCGGTGGAGCGTTGGACGACGCCCTCCGCGCCTTGGACGGTGAGGTGAAGCCATTACCAACGGAGATCAACACGAAAGGGAGTGAACCATGAGCACGACGACACTTCTCATCATCGTCCTCCTCGTCCTGTTCCTCGGCGGCGGGGGCTACTACTGGCGGGGGAGGCGAGATGACTGAGAACGAAGTGACGGAGAAGGAAGCGATCCACACGAAGTGGTGCCCGATGAGCCTCATTAGCGGTCCTTTCCGCACTTGCCTCGGCTCGGACTGCATGGGCTGGAGGTGGACGGGGCGGGAGCGCAAGGTCGGTGACGCCGACGTGGGGGAGCCTACCGGCTACTGCGGGCTGACGGGGAGGCCGCGCCATGAGTGACACCGAGCAGTACGTCGAGAAGATCGCCCGCGCCTGGCACAAGCACATCCAGGAGATCAACGCCGAGATAGGGCTCATCACGGTCACGAGCTGCATCGCCTGGGAGAACGAAAGCGACAACGCAAAGCGGGACATCTGCAACTGCATCCACAGGATCATCGACGACGGCCTGATCCCAGCCTCCGAGGACTGGGAGTGGGAGGCGACGTTCAAGCGGATGGTGGACAAGCTCGCGGAGATGACGCCGCAGGACCACGAGCGGATGCTCAAGGCGATGGGGATGCGGGAGGCGAAGACGGAATGGGGAACCTTCCGCTACATCCCCCACCCGCTGCTGGAGGAGAAGGATGAGTAAGCGGTTCTTCTCAGCGCTCTGGGTTCTCGTCGGCCTCGCCTGGGTGGTGGTCTTTGTGATGATCTCATGGTGGGCGGTGAAGGCGCTGTCCCTGGCGCTGATCGGAGGGAGGTAGGGGATGAGTGAGAGGGAACCCGGCGAGACGAATCGCAAATACCTGCACCGGCTGTACCCGGACCTGGAACCAATCGTGAAGTGGCTGGAGGGCAAGATGAGAGTTGACGGGAAGAGGGACATCGTGGAGAGGCTCGAAGATCCCAGCACGGAAGTCACGAGCGAACTGTTCGAGGACGCCAAGCAGGAGATCGAGAGGCTGCGCGAGTACATCAAGGTGCGTCTGCCAGCCGCCCAAGTCATGGCGCTGTTTGGCCTGCTGGCCGAAGAAGGCAGGAAGGTGGTGGGCGATGAGTGAGGTGAGGAGAGTGAATTTGCAAGCGAGGCCGCTGTACGGGCACCCTTTCCCGCTGCAGGTTACGGAGTACGTGACGCCAGCCGAGGACGGGGCCTGGGCGCTGCTGCCCTGGAGGGACTACGAGACGATGCGGGAGATCCTGAGCAAGGTGACGGGGGAGATCCTGGCCAAGCGACTGAGGATGCAGCTGCAGGGCGACCTGAAGCTGGTGGAGGAGAACCATGACTGACACCTTGAGCCCAAATTTCAACATGAACAACTACCGAGGCCCGGACAACGACGCCAGGGAAGTTCCACGAGAGATTGCCGAAGCTGCCATCAGGAAGTACCTGGAGCCGACGATGCCGAGAGGAAACTACGGGCCTGAGCCGCCGATGACTGGCTGCACGTTGCGATCAGGGGTGGCGGGAGGGCTCGGACAGGCTATCCCAACCCCCGCAACTCCCATCGAGCAGCTCCTGGCAGCGCAGCAGTCCATCAGCGGAGCGATCATGCGCTGTATCGAGAACCTGGAGGCGAGGTTGCAGCCAGTCTGCAGCCCACCGAGCCCCAGGAACGAGGCCAAAGACCCCGGCATAGAGACTCCTGGGCTCTCTGGACTCGCGCAGATGCTGCACCAGCACAACCGGGTTCTCGATCAGATTCACGGGCGGCTGGCTGGCCTCACCGAAAGGTTGGAGGTCTGAGATGAGCGGGACGACACGTAGAGGGCTGTTCGGGTTGCTGGCGGCGCTGCCGCTGGCGGCGAAGCTCGGGTTCGCAACGGAGATGGCTCCGGAGGTCTCGGCCAAGAACTACACCGGGACCGGGGTTGGGGAGGGTTGGGAGAACACCCGCCTGCGGGTGGCGCTGCTGCACGGGGAGGAGGAGGTCTCGGGCCGGGGCTACCGCCGTGTCCTGGCCGAGTCCTGGAACGGCAAGATCCAGCCGCTCGGCACCACCAGGCTGCGGGCCGAGTTCCCTCGGGCCGAGGGCAACTGGGGGCTGGTGGACAGGTACGAGGTCTACGACGAGAACACTGGCCATGTGGTGGCGGCTGGCAGGTTCAACAACTGGGAGAATCCCGCCTACATCGCGCAGAACGACACCGCCTCGTTCGACCTGGACATCGACATCATCGGAGAGGAGGCAACATGAGCGACTTCCCAATGGGGATGTACTGGGTGCTGGACGAGAACCACAAGGCCGTCCCGACCGACCTCGAAACCTGGGCCAAGATGTGCGGGAACCGGGAGGCGAAGATCGTCAAGCAGGAGTACCGCTGGCACTGGTGGTGGGTATCGACGGTGTTTCTGGGGCTGGATCACAACTGGGGCGACGGACCGCCGCACCTGTTCGAGACGATGATCTTCTTCCATGGCGGCAAGCGCCACTACGCCGACATCTACCAGCGCCGCTACTCCACCTGGGACGAGGCTCTAGCGGGCCACCAGCTGGTCGTCAAGCACTTCCCGGTCATCATCATCAACCACTACCTGGACGAGGCGTGGTACGCCCTGCGGCGCTTCTGGCGCAGGCTGAGGGGGCGGTGATGAGGAGGCCGGGGATCGGCTGCCGGGTGTTGAGAGGGCTGGGGATCATCGTCAACAGGACCGAGAACCAGATTACCTCCGGCTTCATCCCGCCCGACTGGCAGGGGGCGAAGCTGCGGGACGTGAAGCTGGCCTGCCGGTACGCCCGCAGGCTCATCATCTGGGACTTGAAGCGGCGGGAGGAAGGAGAGAAGACATGAGCAGGAGATCGCAGACCAGTCAGATCAGGCAGGCTCTCTGGGACGGGCGTGAGCTGACCGCCATTGATGCCCTGGAGAGCTTCGGCTGCTTCCGGCTCGCCGCGAGGATCGAGGAGCTGCGGCAGCTTGGGATGAACATCGAGACGCAGTGGGAGAACGACCTGGCTTCCGGCAAGCGCTACGCCCGCTACAAGCTGCACCGTCCGTCGCAGGCTGCGCTACCCTGCATGGAGGAGACCGCATGAGCAAGGCACCATCAACGCTCTGGACGATTGCCGACGCCGCCGAGTATCTCGGAATGAACAAGGACCATGTGCGGAGGATGGCGCGGGACGGGCGCTTTCCGAGGGCGGTCTGCTCGAAGCCACCAGGCGGGCGCGAATACTACTTCCGCCCGATTGCGCTCGAAGCCTGGCTCTTCCACGAGGAGGGGCTGAAGCCTCCTACCAAGGAGGAGAAGCCATGAGCGATTTCCTCCCCATCAGGCCCTGCAAGAACAAGAAGCACCGGGACATGAAGGTTGACGCCTGCCCGCGCTGCCTTGAGCTGGCCGTCAAGAGAGCCGAGACCCACGCGGATGATTGCTGCAGTTTCTGGCGTCAAGCTGACGAGAAGACCAAGCTGGCAGAAGCTGTCACCACCGCCCAGAAGCAGGAGATCATCTACCTCCGCGAATGCCTGAGCCAGATGATCTCGGCTATGGGGACGTACCTGGAGCAGCTGACTCAGAAGAAAAGAGAGGAGACACCATGAAAGAGACCGGCTGGATCATCCTGGAGCGCCCCGCAACCGACCACGACTTCACCTGGCGACCCGTGACGATGAAGGCAGC